ATGGCCGCTGGAAAGATCGAAAAACTGGGACTGGTCAAACGGATAGAGGATCTAATCGCCCAGGGGACCGGGTCATCCGAAGCCATTTCCACCGCCCTCAAGAACGAGGGATTCAATGTTTCCCAACCTACCATTTCCCGTTACCTGAAACGAACCCGCGAAGAGCGCCGCGAAGAGACGCAGAAGATTCTCTCCGACCACGTCCAGGCACATGTGCCTGGCGATCTGACGGCGCTTGAGGAGATGGAGGCGCAGTGCCTTACCTGGGCGCATGAGGATAACGACGCCTTTGCCCACCGCCTGGCTGGGCGGAATATCGCTGCGCGTCTGGATGAATGGGTGGGAATTATACTCAGCGCGAACCCGGTCGAACATAACGATCCTGAATCCCTTGACAATGCCCGACATCTCGCCGTTAAAGCCATCATGACCCAGTGCATTGGATTCGTTTCCGACGACTTCGCGATTCAGCGGGCGCGTCTTCTGGCTATGCAACGGGCCACCGGGATCATCGAAATGAAGCTCCGTTACGCCGGGATCATCGACAGCTCCAAAGAAGGCAATGTCTTTATCCTCGGAAGCGACGACCGGCTGCAGAAGGACGACGCCTCAGGCCGGTTCCTGGTAATAAAAGGAGGCGGTGACTGATGCCCAGGGAAGACCTCGTTTTTGACCTCACTCCCACGCAATCGCGCTTTGTTCACAGCCGCGCCAATATCGTGCAGCTTGTCGGCCCTATGGGTGAGGGGAAAACTTTTACGGGGATCGTCGGAATGATCCACCATGCTGCCCGCTGCGGCATCCGGCTTCAGGCGGCATGGATACGGGATACATTGGAAAATATAAAAACATCCACCGTCCAGAGCGTGAACGAGGTCCTGGGCGACTGGGCCGTCTTCAAGGACAATTACAAAAAACTGCACATTCGGACCAACCCGCCCGTCGATGTGGACATGTTCGGCATAGACGATCCGGCGTCAATCTCCAAACTGCAAGGACCTTTATACGGTTGCATCACACTGGAAGAACCCGCGCCCATTCATGAACGTGCAAACGCGGGACTTCCGAAAGAGGTCTTTCTGATGGCAATAGCCCGGGCAGGCAGGCAGAAGGGATCATCACCCCGTCTGCAGGTGATCCATAACCCCGGCGACGACACCCACTGGACAAGCGAACTGATCGATGATCCGCATGAATATATGGTCGCGGAAGACGGAACGATTATCCATAAGGACACTTTTTTTATTCCAAAGGGTGAGAACAAGCACCTGACCGCCATACAGCGGGCCATGAACCAGGCCGCGTTCAAGGACGACAAAGGAAAGTGGTTGCGATACGTCGAGGGCGAGGTGGCGACGGTAATGGAAGGCAAGAAGGTGACGCCTCCCTACAACCCGGCCATTCACCTGTCGCAGAAGATCCTCCCCGTTTACCCTGAACTCCAGGGCATTCGTGCCTGGGACGGCTTCGGCCATCCATGTTGCGGGGTAGCCCAATACAACCCTTTCGGCCAGCTGGTCATTCATGACGTGCTTTATGACGAAGGGGTCGGCGTTGAAGAACTGATTGAGGAACAGCTTTTTCCGCTACTTGCCTCGCCCAAATACAAGGGTAAAATACTCAACGACTGGCGGGACATTGGCGATCCGTCCATGGCGACGGCAGACCAGAGCAGCCGGAAGCGCTCCGCAGCCAAGGCGATCCAGGCCATGCTCAAGACCCGGTTTGAACCAGGCCCTACCCGCTGGCCGAACCGGATCGATCCCACGAATTTTCATTTGAAGCGACTCATCGGCGACGGCCGGGCCGCGATCATCCTTTCCGCATCGGCGAAGACCCTCCACCGGGCGCTCAAGGGCGGCTGGCATTACAAGGTGGACAATTCCGGGAATATCATGGGCACGACGCCGGTAAAGAACGAACATTCCCATCCGGGAGACATGTTTCTATATCTGATTTCTGTTCTGATGCCTTACGACGTGATGCGTCACCGGAAACGCAAGGCGCCCCAGGCGGAAATGAACCGTATTTTAAGTTACGCCTCAGGCGGCAGATCCGGACAAGCAAGCATTCCAGGAACGCCGGGACGGTGATGATGATGGACTTGGACGATCTCTATCAACTTCGGCAGTGTCTTCACGAGGCCCGCAACCAGATCAGCGGAAAGATTGTTGTGAGCAAGGGATTGATGTTGGAATCGGTGGAAGAGGCATTGGATATGATTACCCAGGAGATTCTGGAGGTAAAACAAAGAAATGGCAGTTAAGGGAAAGAAAGACCGGTATTTTGAACTGAAAGAAGGTGGGCCCTATGACGCGCCGGGGGAATCCGGGGAGATGTTCAAGTGTACTGATTGTGGCGCGGAGACCCACCCTGCCGAGGGCTGGAACGGAGCGCCGAACCCGCACAGATGCCATCCTGGTTGCCGGGCGAACCACGGAGACTGGAAGATCGGCGGCGTATCCCGAACGTACAGGCGGAACTTTGACAGGGTTTTTCCCAACGCGCCGGGCGCGGGATTGTAAAAGGAGAGCCAACTTATGGAACTCACAGACCCGAGAACCGAAGAATTGTTGAAACGCGCGCGGGAGATCGAACGGTCACAGGACCAGGTTGCGCCGCAGACGATGGATGAGAAGGAGCTTGCCGAACGCGAAGAAGCCGCGCAGGCCTACGCGGGCGAACAGGAACAACACTTCGTCAGTTACCTTCAGGACTGCGTGAAGCAATCAACAACGTCCATGGAGGAAATCCGCAAGACGCAACTGGCCTGCTACGACGTCTATAAGGAAAACCGGCCCGTCTCTTACAGCAAGAAGGAGCCCTGGCAGTCGCAGATCGTCATCCCCAAGCCGTTCGCCACAGTCCAGTACGGAGCGGCTGCGGTTAAAAAAGCATTCACGCCGAAGTTTCTTACCGTTCGCAATCCAAAAAACGAACCCGCCGGGCGGTTCTGGCAGAAGGTGATGGACGATCAGCTCAACGAACAGGCAGCGAATTTTCAGATCCGGTTCACCGACGCAGTGACAATGTCGCTCGCGATCGGCATATCAATGGAGATGATCCCGCGCTTTGTTCCCGGCCGTGGTCTTGAGTATTGCCTGGTCGAGCCGTGGAAGATCCACCGCGATCCGGATTCGATGAGCCGCGACAACCAGTCCGGCATCTACTGGATTCATCAGGAATACCTGGACTGGTACATCCTCAAGGAAGGCGAAAAAAACGGGCAGTACCGCAACGTGGATCGCAGCATTGAAGAGACGCAAACCACCAGCGACGATTCCTTGTTGACGAAGGAAGCGATTGCGGAACGCAAAAAGCAGGTCTGGCAACGATCCGAGTTTCGCAAGATGGTGCAGGTCTCCGAGTTCTGGGGCACGATCCTGGGGCCGAAGGGAGATCTGCTGCTGCCCAATGCGCGCTACACCGTCGCCGGCGGCAGGGTGATTCGCCTGCCCGAGAAAAACAGTTACGAGACACTACGCTGGCCGGGGTGCGCTTTCTCTCCCATGCCGGATCTGCTCTGCTTCGGCGGCCGCGGCCTCCTGGAGGGGATTCTGACAGTGTGGGAGGCGATGTGCAATATCATGTGCCTGCATCAGGATTATCTCTTGTGGATCGTCAACCCCATGCACGAGATCAATATAGATGCGCTGGACAACCCCGCGGATGTCAAGACCTATCCCGGCAAGGAATACCTTACCCGCGACACCGCGCACGGCCAGCAGGCGGTCCGGTCAGTTCAGCGCCGGTTCGTTACAAACGAGATACTGGCGAATCTTCAGTACCACGACCAGAACTTTCAGCGCGGATCGCTTGTCACCGACAGCGTCCAGGGGCTGCCGGGCTTCCGGAAGGATATGACCTACCGGGAATCGGCGCAGAACCTTGACCAGGCCCTCGGCGTCTATTCACTGATGGGCGAGAACATCGAGGCGGGCGCCATTGCCGCGATCTGTGCAGGTGCGGAGATGATCTATCACCATGCCGGATATGCGGACTATCAACGGATTTTCACGGAAAAGGAACTTGCGGAGTTCGGGATCGTGCCGGATGCAACTACGCCGAATGGCGTAAGAGGAGTCCCACCGATTGACGGGGCTTTCCATGTTTCGGGGATGCAGGCGCTCATGCGCGAGAACGAGGCGCTGACGAATCTCCGGACGCTGATCCTGCCGCTGTTGGGTCAGGGAAATACCATCTTTGCGCCTTATCTGAAGCCATACGAAATCCTGAAGGCCATCGAGACCCGGACGAACCTGCGCGACGAGAACATTATCGTGGACGAAAACGAGGCCAAACAGATCAAGGCGCAGCAGTACGAGCAGTTGGCCGCCCAGGCGAAGACCGTCGCAAATCAGCAGGATATCGCCGAGGCGTCACAAGCGGCGGACCTGATGCAGAAGATGGACCAGATGGGCGGGACGCCTGTGGGATCTGCGACGACACCCGGCGCGCCAGGAGGGGGAGAAATAAATGCTTAATTCCGGCGTTAAAGTTGATCCGGTCACCGGCCGACCGTTGGAACAGGTCACAGCCGAGCGCGAGAGCGCAAACGAAAAACAGCAGGAAGCCATGCTCAAGGAGCAGGCAGACTGGTTCGATGTGACGAAGACCGAAGCCGGCGCGAAAATCATTACGCTTGTCGAGGGTAAACTGACGGCCCGGATTGATGCGCTGATCAAGGATGATCCCGAGGCTGCGGCCTATATGAAGATCCTCCAGGAGATGGGCATCAAGGAAGGGCTCGCCCGTGCGGCGACGAAACAGCTTTTTGAACGTTTCATCAAGAAGGAGTGAGGGATTAAACCTGTCATTCCCGCTTTCGCGGGAATCCAGGTGAATAACAGACTGGTTATCCCGCCCTGATCCGGCGAGTGATAGCCAAAGAATTGAGGGTGCAAGTCGGCTGCCGACCCCGACTGCATCCTCTTTTTTTGGCGCAAGGTTCGAAGCGATAAACGGCCCCCGGGAACCGGGAACACGCCGAACAGGAGAATAGGTTATGACGAAGAAAATCGACGAGGAAACGCAGATCACATCCGACCTCGACCAGGCCATGAGGGAAGGGCAGCAAACGTTCGACGGGGGCGACTCCGAAGGCGCTGCCGCACCGCTCATCACTGGAACACCGGGTCCTGACGAGAAAACAGACGAAGAAAAAGAGGAAGGGAAGGAGAAGCCGGCAGGCGAGAAAACGGCAACAGAGGAAGAGACACCGGAAGAGATTGCGGCTCGAACCAAAAAGGAGGACACGCCTTCCGAGCCCGCGTTCCGGTTCAAAGACCACTCCGAGGCTGAAAAAGGCTACCGGGAACTCCAGGGCCGGACGACCAAGGCCGAACAACGGGCGAAGGCCGTCGAAGATGAACTTAACCGGGTCAAAAATGCCGACCGGATCAAGGCCGAAGCGGAGACTTTGCGGGCAACAATCGTTGATTTTGCCGCAACGCGACGTGCGCAGGCCCTCGAAGAAATCGACGCTCTCGATCCGGAGGATAAAGAGTACCGGAAAAAGGCCGCAACCTGCCTCAGCCAGGCCGACATCGACATCTACGAACACTACCAGACCCACGGACGCAGCACCCCGCCAGTTATCACCACAAAGGAAACATCGGCAGGGGAAGGCGATGACAATGTCGAGATAGGGAAAGGCAGGAAGTATGTCCAGGAGAAGATCGTCGACGAGGGTTTTGACGCAAACGATCCTCTCTTCTGGCAGTATGCCGGCCACGCCCCGATCACAGACGAAAAAGGGAGGCCCACCACGCTCGATACACAGATACAGTGGGCCGTGTCACAGACAAAACAATACCACGACAGTATCCGGACGAAGTTGAAGACCGAAGAAGAGGCCAGGGTTGCGGAAACGGTTCGCAAAAAACAAGCCGCCGACCTGCCCCTGGGCCGCGGGACTCCCGGCGGTGGAACACCCGCCGGCAAACCCGCGACTGTGCAGGAAGACAAGCCCGTCAGCCTCTCCGACGCCATCGAATTCGCCCAGGATCGAAGACGACTATAGGAGGAATGTAACATGGGCAAGACCTTTACCTGGGCACTGGACGCCGAAAGCGGCGTTTACAAGAGCCATGCACTTTCCGGCGAGCTTTTGAAGCTGGCCGCATTGAAGTTCAAGATCGTGCCGTTCACGAAGAAGATCACAAAATTCGGCAAGCGTATGGGCGATACGATCACCCTGCCGTACTACAAGCCGGTCGCGGAACCGACCACGGCGGAACTGACCGAAGACATCCGCATTCCGATCGATCAACTCACGATGGGCAGTTATTCCATCACCATCAAGGAATGGGGCCGAGGCGCGGAATACACCTCGCTTGCCGAAGACCTCTCCCTGCTGTCTCCGAACGAAGGGGCGCAGAAGGTTCTGAAAGACCAGATGAACCTCTGCATGGACAAGGCCGCCGCCGATGCCTTCACCGGCAGCCACGCCTATATCTGCTTCATCCCTACCAGCCTGACCGGCGGGACGATGGATGTAGTGCCGCCCAATTCGACGACGGCGCTCTGCAACCTGACCAAGGACCACCTCGGCGTGATCCGCGACTACCTGGCCAATGACATCCACACCCCGGCATACGACGGGGATCACTACATCGGCCTCTTCGCCACAAAGGCGCTGCGCGGGCTGAAGAACGACCGGGTCATCCAGGCGTTCCACATGTACCTCCAGAAGGGCGACCTGCTCTATCGGGGTGAGATCGGCATGGTGGAGAATATCCGCCTGGTCGAGATCAACCACGAGAGCGCGCTTTCCAACGGGGTAGGCTCCGGAAGCGTCCTGGGCGAAGGCGTGGTCTTTGGAGAAGACGCCGTTGGCCGGATCGAAATCGAGTATCCGGAACTGCGCGCGCAACCGAACTTCCAGGGCGACTTCGGAAGGCGGAAGGCGGTGGCCTGGTACGGGAAAGTGGCTTTCGACGTTCTGTTCCAGAGTGCGACGGACCGCGAGTGCCGGATCATCAAGGTCGGGTCTGCATAACCGGCTGAAATGCGGATAACGCCGGGCGGGTGAAAGCCCGTCCGGATTCCATAACGAACAGATATGAAGGAGGTTTAACATGTTAGGAAGTGATCTTTTGATTTCATTGCGCTACACGCCCGCAGTTGTTACCGTCACAGTCGTCGACTCTGTCGCCGGCATCGACCTGGACCAAACGGCAGTTGACCTGGCGGTGTTCGCAATTCCGTTCAAGTGCGAAGTGCATGAGGCGGGCGTTCTCGTCACCGAGACCTGCGCCGGGACAACGCCGGGGGTTGTCGATTTCGACAAGCGGCCTACCGCCGGCTCCGATGCGTCTCGCGGCGCCGCCGATATCGCGCACCTGCTCATGGGCACGACCGCCGCGGGAAAAGTGCTTTATGACAAGGCGGGCGCGGGGACGATCCTTTACCCCGGCCAGGAAGTTGTCGTGCAGTTGACAACCCAGCCCGTTACCGGCGCGGCGGGCCACATCCGGCCTTATCTGCTGGTCAAGCAGATCGCTGAGACGGATGCGAATCTCACAGCCAAAGTCCTCACGGCATAACGGAGGAGACTGAAAAAGGAGGTTTAACATGTTAGGAAGTGATCTTTTGATTTCCCTGCCCTTCACGCCGGAAGTGGCCCTGGACGACGTTACGGGGATCGACATGGACCAGGCGGCCGCCGATGTGGGCGTGTTCCCCATCCCGTTCAAGTGCGCAGTGCATGAGGCGGGCGCTATCGTCACCGAGACCTGCGCCGGCGCTGATTCCACCCCGGAGATCGATTTCGACAAGCGGCCTACCGCCGGCTCCGATACCGATCGCGGCGCGGCGGATATCGGCCACCTGATCCTGTCCACGACCGCCGCTGGAAAGGTGATGTACGACAAGGTTGCCGAGGGAACGATCCTGTACCCCGGCGAGGAGGTGGTTTGCGAACTCAAGGTCGCGTCGGTCGGGGTGGGCAAGACCGGCCATGTCCGGCCCTATCTGCTGGTCAAGCAGATCGCAGAAAACGACGCGAACCTCTCGGACAAGGTTTTGACAGCGTAAACACACATAAAGAAGGAGGATGAATATGGCACATTTTGCCAGTACCGATGTGACCGTAACCATCGCCGCCCGCGATCGGGAGATTGCGGGCGCACAGGCGGGACGCAATCTGACGCTTGCGTCGGTTGCCTTCGGCGATGGGGCGTTGGAATACGATACAGGCGGGATTCCGATGCCCGCAATCGGAGCCTTCGGGTTCCGTAATGAAATCGCGCTGGGCCTGATCCAGCAGCCATCCGCGAACGGTTTTTATTACAAGTATGACGCGACAAACCGCACGATCAAGATCTTTACCCAGGGCGTTCGCACGGGTTCAACCGTAGCAGGTGTATCCGGGAACGGCGCACTGATGGAAAATTCCTTTGCGGTGGAAGGGGTGGTTCGTCTGCCGAACTCCGCGGTCGACACAACCTACGACCTGGGACAGATGATCGAACTACCCCACGGCAGCGTACCCGCCGCCGTGACGTTACTGATCCTCTTTATCGGGGACTAACCGGAGACGACCGGGGTCTTTTTTTTGCCCGGTCTCTATTGTAAAAAAGGAGAACGAATATGGGAGCTTTTGCCAGCACTGACATAACCGTAACCATCGCCTCCCGCGATCGGGAGATCGCGGGCGCACATGCGGGACGAAACATGACGCTTGCGTCGGTCGCCTTCGGCAACGGGTCGTTGACCTACGCCACGGGCGGCGTGCCGATGCCTGCAATCGGAACCTTCGGGTTTCGCAACGAGATCACTCTGGGCCTGATCCAGCAGCCATCCGCGAACGGGTTCATCTACAAGTACGACGCGACAAACCGCAAAATCAAGATATTTACCCAGGGCGTTCGCACGGGATCGACCGGCGCGGGCGCTGCCGAAAACGGCGCTCGTGTCGAAGATTCATTTGCGGCAGAAGGCGCGGCGCGGCTGCCGAACACAGCAGTCGATACAACCTACGATATCGGACAGTTGATCGAACTGCCGAGTGGTAGCGCTCCGGCCGCGGTGACGTTACAGATCCTCTTCATCGGGGACTAACCGGAGACAACCGGATTTGAAACCGGTCGTCTCCCTTTTCTGCCGCCCAAAGGTCGGTGAGAAGAAAGGATAAGAAAATATGGCACAGACACTTTATGTCAAAAATCCGGATGGCGGACAGCGTGCAGTGCAGATTGTCCGTTCCTGGAGTACCAGCGGCGGCACATCCGTCTATCTGCACGCGAACGGGCGTTACGCCTACAAGGACGGAACGCCGCTCAAATCGGCCAACGAACTGGACATCCTGCCGCAGGTTCAACGCGAAGCCGCGATGGCCTGGTGGAAACGAACGGGCGAAGCTGAATCGGTCGCATACTACGAGGGCAAGCTGCAAAAAGCGCGGGAAGCCGCGGGAGATTTCCAGCAGGAAATCAAAAACATCGACGAACTCGATGCGGTGAATTATGTCCGCAGAAAGACCGGAACGAAGAAGACCGCGACAACCGCGCCCCACACCTGGATGGAGTGGTTCAAAACAAGGCCGGACTGGTGGGGCCAGGCGCGCACGATTGCGTTTATGGACTACGCCTACGAGATGGTCGTCCATGCTGAATCTCCGGCCGGTGTCGCCTGCGGCTCCCCGGCCGGAGATTCAGCGGACGGGGAGCCGCAGGCGACAGAGGAATAACTGATGTCCGGACCCATAACAGACCTCCCTCTCTATGTCTGCCGGTGGTGCAAGACCCGTTACCTGGTGGATACGAGGATGTACGAAGAACCCGAACGCTGCCCGAAATGCAGCCGGTGGCCGGGAGAGGGTGAACCAGAAAAAGGAGAAGAAAATGTCGAAATCTAAAATAGCATCGCCGGTGATCGACGAACCAACGACCGCCAGTTTTCACTTCCGCGAAAAGGGAAAGGTCCAGCCGAAAGGTTATTCCGGCCTGGGGATCGACCAGGAAGTCACGGTGACGATCAAGGGGAAGGTCAAGCAGATCGGAAGTTCCTGGGACAACGGAGCTACGTTCACCGTGGAGATCGAATCCTGCGAGATCTCGGTCCCGGCAAGCGGCGCCGTATCGCTTTCCGCGGCCATCGATGAGGCGGGAAAAAACCGCAAGAAGGTCTAATAAAGCGAGGAGACGGTGAAATAACATGGACGGTATCCGCCTGACCCAGGAAGTTCTTGATTGTATCGATACCGACACGGTATCGAATCTATATGCAAACCAGCGCCGGATCTATGAATGCCTGGATCAGGCCGCGGCCATGTACTGCCGTGAGACCAAAGTTCTGCATGGATCAGTTGATATTACCACAGTCTTAGGGCAACAGGTTTACGACCTGCCTCCGGATTTTATCGCACTCTACCTCAAGGACCGGAGAGCGCAGTACTTTATCAAATATAGTCATGGAGGCGATTTTTCCTGGCCCGTAATCGATTCTTACGAGAGCATCTTCCTGGCCAACCTTACAGACAATCAAGACTGGCCAAACCGCTTTGCCATTATTGATAAACCGGCAAGCTCCGCCCTGATCAACGGCGCGGCCACAGCGCCAGGTGCGCTGGTGGGCGGGCAATGCGTCCTTTCCGACAGCGCCAAGCTTTTCTTGACGACAAACAAGGTTTATCCGAGGGATATCATTCACAACATTACGGATGCATCGAGTGGATATGTTCTGTCGGTTTCGGCGGAAACGCAACTTGTGGCAGCTTTGTTCGGAGCTTCCGGATCCGGGTGCGATTGGACATTGGCCGATGCGTATGTAATCCAGCCGGCTGCGGTGAAGTCTCTGGTTCTCGATGCGCCATCCGCAAATAACGGAGACACAATAACCGTGCCCTATGTCTGCATGCCCAACCCTGTCTATTCAGATTACGGTTTCTGGCGATTTCCTTCCCGGGTTTGCAAGGCCATCGCTTACGGCGCCGCATCAATCTTTAAAACCGGGAAGAAAGAGTATTCGGACGCCGGGCAGATCGGCGGTTTCTTCGCTTCGGAAATTAAACTCACCAGATCCGAGATAGCCCGGCAGGCTCTCTACGAGTCCCGGCGCAGACAATAGGAGCCGCGGATATATGGCAACGGAAGGTAAACGCAACCCCCGAAAGCAAATATTTTTTAACGGCGAGTGGCTCCCGTCCGTGGACCCGTTAGGCGTCGGTGCGAAGAATTACACAGATATCCAGAACTGGCGTTACGGACAAACGGGTTTGCTCGAAGGCGTCGCAGGCTACAGCAAGATCAACGCATCGCCGCATCCGACCTATACCAAAGGCCGGTCAGGCATCCAGTTGCGGACGCCGTTCACCGTTTTGTCCCGGACATTGCTTCAGGCATTGACCTTCGATGAAAGCGCATCCGCGGTCATACAGAATATCGCGAACAATGCCGCGGAAGATGTTCCCAATCCAAAGGATTTTGAGACTGCCGAGCTTTATGTGGATGAAGCAGGCGCCGGGCTGGGGCGTTTTTCCAAATGGCCCAATAACCAGATCGGCTACTGTAACGGGAAGACGTCGCAGATCTACGGCGGCGACGAGATCCCGCCTGCCGCATTCCTGACGTCATCTGCCCCGGTGACAGGTGCGGCACTGACGAACCCCCAAGACTTCAGCGAGCAGATGCGCAACGATCTGCAAACGGCAGATAATTTAGCCAAAATTGGCGGCGGGAATGATTCTTACGTGGTACTCCTTCTGCATGGCGATGGAGCTGACGGAAGCACAACGATAATCGACTCTTCGAGCAGCGGGAAGGTGGTAACGGCTGTCGGTAATGCGCAAAACGATACTTCCTTTTCAAAGTGGGGCCCGAGTTCAATTATTTATGATGGGACGGGAGATTATGTAACAACCGCAGATCATGCTGACTTTAATTTTGGCACCGGCGCCTTTACTATTGATTTCTGGATGCGAATAAACGCATGGCCCGCAGCAGTGGTCGGATCTAACAACCTCGGCATATTCGGACAATGGGTTGATAATTTTAACTGGATAATATGCAATATTTATCGCATTGAAGCCACTGGACGATGCTACATAGACCTTTCGGTAGATGTGGCCGGTGTTATTACAACTGCGTTGGGAATGGAACTGTCGAGTCCGCTTTTCGTCAATGAGTGGCATCATATTGCCATTGTCCGGGGGTGGGGTGGGGTAGCCAACAAGTTTGGAGTAGCCGTGGATGGCATAGGACGCTCTCAATCTGTTACCGTAACCTTTCCGGATCTGGCTGCTGCCTTTCTGGTAGGTCAAACAAGCGGGGCGGGCGTTACCTACAACATGAATGGGTGGATAGATGAGTTCCGCGTTTCAAAAGGCATTGCGCGATGGACGAGTGATTTTTCCCCGCCCGCACGGGCATACTCCTTAACTTCCCTGACGTTCCTCGCCGGATTCACGCGCCCGGTTCGGGCCGTGAAACTCTACCTTCCGACCGGAGAGGTCAATTCCGAGCCCAGCTCCATCATCGGACAGGAGCACAACGGTAACGCCTGGACACCCATCACGGTCAGTGACGGGACCAAATTGGGAACCATCGCGCTTGCTCAGACGGGCAGTTTGTCGTTTACATCGACCGTTCCCACTTCTGTCGCAAAACTGATCGAAGGGCGCTTACTTTACTGGTATCAGTTTACTCTTTCCGCCGGCGAGGCTCAGATCTACCAGGTTACCGGGGATGCGCCCTGGCAGGCCGTCCGGGACTTGTGGGATGGGGCGCTCCGGCCGGTTATTCAATGCCGGCACTACCACGGCGCAGCCTGGATCGACAACACCATGGCCGTTGTCGAAGCCACCGATGGGATCGCCACGGCAACAAGCGGTGAAGTGGCAAGCGTCGGGGCGTTGACCAATGCCGAATATATCGATGTCGGCTTATCGGAACGGACCTGCGCCCTGAAGATCATCATGTATGCAAAAGAAACGGGCAAGATCAACACAAACGCCTCGGTTCTCAGCGTCGAATACTGGACCGGGACGGCTTATGCAGAAGCAAACGGGGTTGCTGACCTTACGGCTGTTTCGGGGAAGACCCTGGCTCAAACAGGTTTCGTCTCCTGGACGCCGCCTGCCTTGGGCGCGGAGATGCAGAAAAACCAGTTTGGTCTGACGTTGTGGTATTACCGCATCAAGGTTAGCGCAACCCTCTCTGCGGATGTATGGATCGACCAGATACAGGCGATCCCCGCACCTCAGTTAAACGCCTTGGCATATAAATTCCCGTTTGTTTATCAGAACCGGGCCATGCTATGCAACCTGGTGTCGAACAATGAAGGGAACCGGGTCGATTTCGCCATGTCCGGGAGCTCGGAGGCGTGGAACGGGGATGATTCCAGCCTGGGAGACGGTAAAGCCCCTTTGTATTTCCCCGGATCGGAGGAACTTACCTGCGCGGCCGAGGTTTATAACCGCCTCGGAAGCTCCATCTACACCTTCGGGATTTTCCTGAAGGCCCATGCAACTCAACTGCTGCACGGAAGCGATGCAGATACATATAAAATCTACCCTCTATCAGACACAATCGGCTGCCCGGCGCCATTAACCCTTGATACCTGTCAGGTATCCGCGTCGCAGGAGGCGCAAAGCTCCCGAAGCATCGCCGTGTGGTTGTCGTATGCCGGTCCATACATGTTTGACGCCGGCGGACTGACCCCGATTCCGGGTCTTGAATGCTACTTCGATCCCGGGAACTCCAGACGCGTCACTTTCGAGAAGCTTGATCGGGCTGTGGGCTGGTTTGACCCGGATTATCCCGAATATAACCTGATACTTCCATTGGTAAATTTCGGCAGCGTCGTCCCGGCACTGGCAATACAGACGTTTGATGATGCGACTCTGTCCGGGACACCGGTCGTGATCCGTTTTTCAGCCGGGGGGTTATATCATTACGTGGTCGCATATCCGACAATATCCGCACTTGCCGGTGGAACCGCCGACGATGCGTTAACCAGCCCATATACCCTTGGCCCCGGAGCTGTTTCGGGATCGATGTACACACTGGAGACCATTTCCGGTGGCGTCGCCTATTACTTTGAGGGCTACCAGGCAGCGCTATCTTCAATGCTTTATGATGGTTCAACAAACCCCGTACCTGCCTATACACCATCTGCTCTCTCCGGGACGCCGCGCATCGCAAAAACGATCATCAACGGCGTGCCCTATTACTTCAAGATGTATCCGGCAAAGGCGACCTCCACCTTGGTGGATGTTTTTGATTCGCAATTGTGGGTCGTGTACAACATGACCCTGAAACGCTGGTTTCAAAAAGTTCCCGCCGGATCCTTGTGTGCGTACCCGCAGGCGGCCTTTCGTGTTGCCGACGCGGTAAATAAACAATATGTCTTCGGGTGCCGCAATGAAGGATCTCTGATGAGGCTGGAACATGGAACGACCTGGGATGGCGCGGATATCGTACAATCCGCCACAACAGGGGAATTCCTGCCCACGGACAATATTTTTGACCTGGTCCGGATCAAACGCGTAAAACTGGCCTGCGCGGCACTGATGGAAGCCCGATCGATGGCCATTGAACATTATGCGGATGGCGCAACACTCCCCACTACTCTTGCGCCGGTGGCTCTTTCCGGAGGCAATCGTCATGTGAGGAAGACGCAGCCCGTGAACCTGGACGCCTGGACGCATAAATTCCGGTTTACGACAAATACAAACGCCACCGCCAAGGGCGTCCGCCTTTTGGTATGGGGATATGAAGATGAAATTTTACGCGATGATGTGCATTAAGGAGGAATAGCCATGCCCGGAGAAACGATAGAAAATGCTTACGATCTGGAAAATTCCCTGAGAAGGATAGCAAGAACGCCCGTCAGCACTCAGGCTGTGCCGGATACTGCATCCGTAACCAGGGCGTATGCCGCCAGCGAGGCCGAGAAGGCAACCAAAGAACAGGATTTTGCGAACCGGCTGGCCATCGGAGAAAAAACGCTGGCGGAAAAGACCAGGCAATTTGATGTGCAAACCGTAGAGAAAACACGTGAAATGAATGCCAATTACAAGCAGGCTGTGGACATGATGAAAAACTGGGAGGAACAGAATAAATGGGCGACCGTCCTGGGCGTGTTGGGATTGGGCGCTAAAGGCCTGAGCTTAGCTGCGCAGGATGCCCAGCTAAAGAAAACCGAGGCGAAGGAAGCGGAGATTGTCAAAAAACATGCCGAACTGAGGGAAATAGCGAAACAGGCCAACGTGGACATGAAAACAGCCTTGGAAAACGCAGCAGCCGCCCAAAATAAGTCTCCTGATTATATCCTCAACAATCCCGATGCGGAGCCGACAGCCTTTGACGTGAATGACACAAAGCTATACCGGAAGTAATATAATAAAGAGAGGTGAACTATTATGCTGAACCTTGCTGACATCTCAAATCCGCAATACGGCGCCTTGACAGCCAAGAAGCGCAACGTATCTGCCGCATCGCTCCTCCTGGGTCAGGTGCCTGCGTACCGGCAGCGGGTGCAGAGCAATAAGGAAAATGCCTTTGAAGAAAAAAAGCTGGCAGAAGACACCCGGCAGGCTGATGTCTCCCTGGCGCTGACAAGGGACATCGCGGACAAAAATGAGGCGCTGTCGGCAGAACAGATGGAAATCAGCAAGGACCAGGCAGCCAAGAGCAATCTCATCCAGGGGACGGGATTGGCGCTCACCGGCGCCTATCTGGCGGATAAGGCCGGGATTATTAGTCTGCCGGAGATTGCCGCACCGATCAAGCTGGGGTATAAGTCCATTGCTGAACCGATCAAATCAGCGGTCGGAAGCGCTTATGACAAGGTACTGGGGGAAAGCGCTGTGCAGCCGGTAGAACAGGTTACGGGGCAAATCGCAGAAACCACCCTGCCGGAGATTGCTACTACGGGAGAAGTTCCCGGGACGATTGCTGCAACAACGACCAGCGATGTTCTCTCGGGCACAGTAGAAAGTACCCTGCCCGGTATTGCCTCGGAGAGAGTTGTGCAAACGGGGTTGGAAGAAGGAGTTGGGAACATTGCAACCGAGCAACTTGGATTAAACGCTGGAGAAAACCTCGGCCTGGAGGGGTCCAGGCAGATCGCAGAACTTGGCGCTGAAGGGGTGGCAGAAACCGGCGTTTCGCTCGGAACCGGGGTCGTTGCTGCCGGTGCTGGAATAGTCACCAATCTGGCAACGGACGCGATCATGCAATCGCTCGGCATAGGCGGTAAAGACGATCAACGTCGGGTATCAGCCGCGGCAGGAGGGGCAGTTTCCGGGGCGATTATCGGCGCACAGATCGGGTCGGTGGGTGGGCCTCTTGGCGCTGCCGCTGGCGCTGGCGCTGGCCTGGTCATCAGCGAAATCTTCTGTTTTGTCGCCGGGACGCCTGTGTTGATGGCGGATGGGTCGACGACACCCGTGGAGGATTTGCAGATCGGGGATGCCATATATGCCGGTGGCGATGTTCTTGGCGTCGGTGTTATTCTGGCGGGGAATATCTGCCGGTACAAAGGCGTTGGAGTCGAAGGAGGCCATGCCGTGTTTGAAGACGGCCGGTGGCTGCGCGTGAAAAACAGCACCCATGCAGCGCCTGTGCCTGTCGCTGGGGCCGTCCGGGTTTACCCGGTGGTCACGGCAAATCACCTGATCTGCGTCAACGGCGTCATTTTTGCCGATCTCTGCGAGACGGATCAGGGGACTTCGGTATCGGATGACGACCGCCTGGCCTGCCTCAATTCCATGACCATGCGAAATCAAATGTTAGAGGATCTGGAACATGAAATTAGTGAAATTCGATAAAGAAAAGCATTATCCCAAGCTCCGGGAGATCTGGGAACATTATGGCTGGCTTCCCTGCCCGATCGAGTTTTTGCCAAAGACGGGATATGTGGCCCTCCGGGACGACGAAACATTTATCGCCGCGCTTTTCATGTATCTGGAGCCGGGAAGCGTGGCAATGCCCACCTGGGCTACCGGATCAAGAGAAGTAATGCCGCAGGAAAGGCAGGCGGCGTTTGCTGAATTGTTCAATACCCTTAAATCCATTGCCGTTGAGCACGGATGCACATTTCTTTACGGAGTTACCGCATCGACGGCGTTTAAAAAAATGATGGAATCCTGGGGAATGCTGCCGGTAGAGACCAATATGCAAAGCTTTGTCATGCCCCTTTGCGGTGACGATCCCGCGTTTTTAAAAGATTGATCAAAAACGGAGGTTCATTATGCAGAACGTAAATTTCGGATACGGGAACAATCCCTATGGCGCGGTTCCGGAAGCGCTGAAGGAAACCCGACTTTCGCTCAAGGATATCATGGCCGATTACATGGCTACCAAGGTGCACGAATCAAACCTGAATCTGGCCCTGGCCAAAGCCAATACGGAAACGGAACTGGTGCGAAGCGGAGCGGAGCGGGACAAACTTGCGAACCTCCGGGAACTGACCCGGATCGGGATTGACAGCGATGTGGCAACCGAGCGAGCACGCGCAAACCAGGCTTCCGAGGCTCTTACTGCAACGGGTCAGGAGAATCAGGTTGCAATGCATCAGGCCACCCTGGATCAACAGGGCCGGTTGATTCCGTCGCAGATAGCGGAGAACACAGCGCGCGCAGGCGTCGCTGGTGCACAGTCACAGGCGATCCGGCACGGGTTGCAGACACAGACACTGTCAACTTGGGCGCAAGGCGCAGGCATCGAACCGGAAATATTAACCGCCATGGGTTTTTCTAACCTGAATGCAACGTACACGCGGGATGACGCCGATAAGCTCCTGAATCAATATCGGGGATATATACCGCACATGGGTGTGGCCGTGGCCAACGAAAAACGCAAGGCTATAGAAAAGGCTTTGCCTACGGCCAAACCGGAAGACGTCCCGGCGCTGGAGCAGCAGTACAAAAGGGCGTTGGCGCAAGGGGTCTTGTACGGAAAAATGACGAAGGTCGGAGACTGGACATCCAAAGACGATTCTGCCCTGGTTGCAAAATTGATCGCCGGCGGGCAGTCAGCCGAGGAGGCTGCAAAGTCAGTCCAAACAGTCCGGGCCGGGTTAAAAGAAACGCATGATGCGGGAGATTATTTAAATTCTGCACCGGATGCCTTTGATGTTTTGCGAAAAAAGATAGGCGTTGACCCGTTCTATAATGAACGGATTGAAGAAGCTGCAAAAATCATTCAGGGCGCCGCGCCGGAAAAACTTCAGCAGGCGATAACGGCAGGTTACGTACAGAGGATAAAACAGGGCAATTACAAGGATGCCTATGACTACATGCGCGGTCACGCTTATCAGTTACAACAGAAAAAACAGTCGAGCGGAAACTTGAACAGAATCGCCAATGAAGCCGATCAGTACAGTTTCACCGGAGACTGATGAGCCCGGAACATTGTGGACACGTCGTCCCTCCCGCGAGGAGCGTGGATTGAAACAGAGGAACAAACATGCCCGAATCCACCTTTAATATGCTCGATGCTGTCCGGCAGGCGAATGCCGGTATTTTTTCCCAAGATCCCCTGTCTCCCGGTGCAAGAAAAACGTCGGCTATCGGCCCGTTTGATATGCTCGATGTCATCAAAAGAGCCGATACCGGTGATTTTACATTTCTTAAACAACCCCCCGCGAAGCCCGAAAAACCCCGCGGTGTGATTGCAGAAACGGTTTCCGCGCTGGCCTCCGGAGTGGTTCAAACCGGGGAGGCCATTGCGGGAACGGTGGAGATGCTGGGTGTGCCCGGAGCAGGATCCGCACGGGAATATCTGCAGGAACTCCAGGAAAACTCAGCCCTGAAACGCCCGGATTACCTTAAAGAAGAGACGGTATGGGAACATCCAAAACGGATGGGAGACTGGCGTTGGTGGGTTCGCAGTCTCGGTGAAAACCTGCCCAACATGGTTACCATGATGTTGCCGGGGTATGCCGCCCTGCGCGGTGCACAGGCGGCAAACTGGGGCGCTAAAGCCATTCGCGGCGCGGCACTGACGGGCGCATGGTCCGGATCCATGACGCTGGAAGCGGGGAGCGCGTACACCCAGGCAAAACAGGAAATGGCACAGGCCGGCACATTTGATGCTGATACCATAGAGCGCGTGGCCACTATGGAAGGCCTGGCCGCCGGAACCGTCAACAGCCTTATTGAACTTCTTCCATTCGACAATCTATTTCTAAAACAGGCCGGGGCAGACAGGTTGGTCAAGCGCTTTGTCCGGCAGGCTTTTTTGGAGGGATCAACGGAATCCGCCCAGGAAGGCGTCAATATCCTGGTGGAAAAGCTGGGGCATAAACCGGATCAGACCCTATTGGATAATATCGGCCGGATTCTGGAATCAGGCATCATCGGCGGAGCGTTAGGCGGCGCTGCCGGCGGGACGATTGGAACCAGCGTCCACAAGAAGCAGGTTAAACAATACAACAGTCTGGCCGAGCAACTCGGCGTCAAGGATGCAGTATTTGCCCTCAAGGATGCAGGGGTTACTGATCAGGAGATTGCCGCGCAACTGGATACCCGGATCAACGAGATCCGGACGAAACTTGAAGAAACGCCGCCAGGGGCCGACGCCATAACCGGCGGCACGGAAGTCAAGGATATTGCACAAAAACAGACTATTCCCGAAGTGGACGGCAAAGAGATGGTCAGCTATCTGCTTTATGGAGATGGAAAATATACACCACCGCCGGGAACTTTCGGGCGAGCAGCGACCAAGACGAAAAAAGGCGTCCTGGGGATGTTCGGGATGAAAGAGACGATTCCCGTTTCCGAACAGCAATCCGGACAGGATGCGGTTGCGATTGATGAAACGGCGACTGGTACGACTGCCGGAAAAACAACAACCGACCCAGGCGCCGGAGCTTTGGCCTCCGGGCCGCAGGCCGGTAAAGATGTTGCGCTTGCCGAACCGCTGACAAAGGCGATCAATCAGGGGAAAAAGGCCGAAAACCGAAAGAAAGGGCAGGATCTCTTCACCGCGGCCCTTTCTGAACTGAATGAGGAAAATCAGCAGGCGCTGGAACAGGCGCGCCTGGCAGAGATTACCCGCAGAGATGCGGAGGAAAGCGCCGCTGCCGAGGCAGCCGCACAGACGCAGCAGATACAAGTCGATCAGGCCGTGACGACCCGGGATACGTTGAGATCTCAACTCGCGGGCGATGATCCGGTGAAGCAGAAGATCTTCGACGAGACGTTCAGCCTTTCTGAAAAACGGCTGGTATCCGCTCTCGCCGTATCTCCTACGGACAAAAAAGGACCTGGACTGGGGCTGATCATCACCCCGGACGACCGGGGGCTGTACCAATTGAACGGTCAGCCCGTGGATCTCAATACAATGCGGCCGCTTCTGGTAAAAAACCGAATCGCGGCCGTCGATGCCAAACGGGAACAGGATATCCGTGACCGGGAATCCAATATCCTGTCTGAGGAACTAAACAGGAAACGAAAGGCGGTAACCTCTGCTCGGAAAACATTATCATTCTGGCCAGCGTCGCGGCCATCGGACTCGGACATCGCTCTCTTGCAGGAAGAAGCAAGCCAGGGCCGGCTCCCGGAAGACGAAAAAAAGGTCCTGGACAAAATTCTCCAGACGTCCGCGGTCGCGGAGACTATCCCGCAATCGCTTCAGATCATGGGGATTAAATCGAAGGAAGCTCCGATCACAGATGAGGGCATTATATCGGAGGAAGAAAACAAGGATTACGTCAGGCAGTCGATAAAAACCGAAGAAGACGAAGACATGCACCAGTACCTCCTGGGACTCATGGAAAGCCAACTGCAAAATGCAGGCTCTGCCTCCATGATCGCCAGACCTGATGACACATTTACAAAAGTACCGGCAGGAGTGGACTGGCTAACCGCGGTTAATAAACAGGGAATGTCCGTATCAAAAAACGATGCACTCACCGTGATCAAAAAGGCGCAGACCGGGGCGCAAATGACGGAAAAGCAGAAAGACGTCTATGCCGCGATCGTTGCAGCCGCAAGTGAACGCATCCCGGGCCACATCCTGGAAGAACCATTCTGGGCCGAAAGAGGGTTTAACCCCGTCCGGGATAAACAGCTTGCAGTGACAGATCTTCTGGAGGGAGATCGTTTCGTCATCTTTGGCGAGGAATTTACCGTTACCGATATCGACGACCAGGGAACCGTTACCCTGAAGGACGGAACGATCCGGAAAGTAAAAGACGGCACGATCATCAAGGGCGTTGATTATTTAAAACAGGCAGAAGACGCAACAGAGTTTGAGATTGAAGGGTCTGTGCCGGAAATGGCGGTTGAGCCGGAAGCCGTTCAACTTGAGGCACCGGCGCCCGTTAAGGATGCTGGACTGGAAGCAAAAGCAGAAACTCCTGTGGCGGATAAGGTACTTACCGCCGTGGCAAAGGTCTCTCCGAAGACAGGCGATATTCTCACAGGCGACGAGTTTGATGCGCTGGCCAGCGACGCCCTGGACGAAATGGGAAAACCTGCGGAGACGAATACCGCCCCGGAACCACTACCCAAACCCGCGCCATCCCAAGGCGTGACGACGGCTGTCGGCAAACCGGCAGCGCCGAAGGTGGTTGGCAAGAATCACGACGGAGCGCCACTATACCAACGATCCGACGGGTCCATGTTCACCATCGAGGACGGTGTAGAGAAACCATTGCAACCCCCGCCGAAGGCAATCGGCAAGAATCCTGATGGTCTGGATATCTATACGGAAGGCCCCCGGCGCTACATCATCGAAAACGGCGTCAAACAGTATGAATCGGTGAAGATGGTCCCGACCCACGGCGGTATGCAGACTACGATCGACGAAAAGAACCGCCCGGGGACCTATCTGACAGAGGAAGAACGTAAGCCGGCGAAGGCCGAGCCCCCTGGAACAACAACAACGCCCGCCAGCGCGTTGCCCGATCTGACCGTTACGGGGCAGCAGAAACCCGTTCCCGACCACCCGGAAGCGGGCTATGTCGTCCACCATCGCAAACCGGATCTGCTACCGGATACGTTTAAGGTTGTGATTTCACGGCGGCAGCCGTTTGTTACTATCGCCGGAACGGGGATGGACGCCGGAAGTGCATACAGGAGCGCGCTTTCCCAGTACGAAAGGAAAGTCCAGCAAGAGGAATCGACCAAAACCGCACCGAAGGAGGTTGAAGGCGCGGCGTTTCAGCAGGGCGAACGCGTCGTCCTGAAAAGCGGCCGGCATGGGATAATCACCAAAGTCGATACGGTGACGATGCAGTCGATCGGACTATACGGCGGCGGCCGATCAGAGAACCGTTCGCATTACTATCAGGTTAAATCGGATTCCGGAACGGAGTTTCATGCGAGCGAGGCGGATATCTCCCGCGAAGAAGGGATTGAACGGCCGTCGGTGATCCCCGACATCAAGATCGACAACCGGTTCATGGAACCTGATCACGTCCTCGACCATATCCAATACCGGAAGCAAAAAGCCAGAGACTTCGAGGCAGCCGCACAGCGAGCGCGCAAGCCGTCGAGCGTCACTGAACACAAGAGCCGGGCTGAAGGATACCGTCAGGAGGCCGCGGCGGCACAGCGCCAGTTCGACGAATGGGCCGGGAAGTATCCGGAGGAGGCAAAGAAGTATCTACCGGAGAAGACGGCGCCGTCACGGGGTGTGGCGATCGCTACCGGTCAGCAGATGACACCCGTGACAACTGCACAAACAACTGCGGCCATGCCGAGTAAAGCGGCGGGCAATCTGGGAGACCTCGGACTGGTTGTCACCAAAGGGGCAACCAACACCGGCAAGACCGTCTGGAACGTATCCGGAAACACTCGTGAGCATTCCGAGACGATCAAAAAAGCAGGTGGACGCTGGTATGGTCCGAAGAAGGTCTGGAGCTTCTACAACGGTGATCCGACACCGGAACTCATGGAGAGACTTGGGATCCGTCCGGGAACGACGATAGTCGAGGAAAAGCCGACAGAGAAACAGACTTCGAATCCTCCCGTCAAGTTTCAAATCGGCGATCAAGTAAGACCGAAACCAGGGAGCGGTATCAGCGAGAAAAGCGGCGGAAGAATTCAGCATATCCAATCTTACCAGGACGGTGGGCAGGGAATCAAGACCGAAAATACGGGGAATATGCACTTCAAGGCCGAGGATTTCGATCTGGTCCAACCCGCGCCGTCGCTCGGAAAGGCTGCATCCGAGGTCGCCGCAGGGGTGGCTTCTTCTTATGACGCGATTGCCGAGATCATGAAACGTGCGGGCAAAGGCCCGATCAGCATGATGGGCACCGGCGTCTTCGACGAGGAGCTCTACCAGGCGATCAAACCCCACCTGCAGGCGACTTATGATCACTTCCGCGCGGCGGCGATTGAGGTCAAGGACTGGATGAAGGAGACGATCAGCCAGTTTGGCGCACGAGGATTCGAGCCCCAGGCGATCCTTCCTTATATCAAGCGGTTCTACATGGAGGTTACTACATCCGAGCGGCACGCCGGTGAGCCGGACATCAAACCGTTTACAAGCATCGCGGCCAATGTTCAGAACGCGATTGCAAAGAAGCAACCTATCACCTGGCAGCAGTTGGGCCATTGGGCGGATACCGCTTTCGCCGGAACAATGGCAGAGGGGAAGTATTCGATCAAAGACGCCTATGATGCCATGGAAATGGGGGTAAACCAATATATCGGAGAGTCCCTCGTCCTGGATCCAACCATGAACATCGTCCATGCAAAAAATATGGTCGAGGCATTGCAAAAGATGACCGATACGCTTCTGCCGACACAGACCCGCAGGACCGCGGAGATGGACGAATTCCAGCAGTTTTCCACACCGCCTGCCCTGGCCTATATCGCCAACTGGGCGGCAAATCTCAAGACAGACGATATCTACCTGGAACCATCAGCCGGAACCGGTGACCTGGCGATCTTCGCAAAGAATGCCAAAGTGAAAGAGACGATCGTCAACGAGATCGCGCCACGGCGGGTCGCGATCCTGCGCGAACTCGGCTTCGACCAGGTGTTTGCCGAAAACGGTGAACAGCTTCACAATATCCTGCCGGCGGAGATCGTTCCCACTGTGATCGTGATGAATCCGCCCTTTAGTTCCACGGCAGGCAGAAAAGAAGGCTCCCGTGACACCCGGGAAGGGATGAAACACATCGACCAGGCATTGAAACGGCTGGCGCCGAATGGGCGGCTGGTTGCGATCATAGGGGAATCCATCTCCTCACCGACACACCGCGTCTGGTGGGATGGAATCGAAAAGGAGAACGTCGTCCGGGCCAATATCGGGATCAGTGGGAAGAGCTTTGCGAAGTACGGGACCGATTATGACACCCGGATAATTATTATTGACAAAATAAAACCAGGTGATTATACTAAAATTACCGGAAAGGTGGAAAAACTCACAGAACTTTTACCACTGATCGAGGGGGTGCGAAATGACAGACAAGAAGCAACTCGAACAGGCCGGGAAAGCCAACCGGCATCCGATCAACAAATTAGCGCTAAAACTCCTCCTGCAGGAGAAGTCTCATCCCGACCCGGAATACCTGCACGTCCTGCAACTGACCTCGGAGCAACTGGAGAAGGAAGTGGTGTTGGTGTCGGATCTTCGGGTGCGAGAACAACTGGACAGCCTTTATCTTCACTGGAACCCGGAGGCCGCGGCAACATATCTGCAACTCGACCAAATCAAACGGAGCCCGGACCCGGCAGACCTGGCGCAGAATTGCCTGGATCAATTAGACAGCAGGATGAGCGCAACCGTACAGGATTACCCGCGGGCGAATCCGCTGCCCTGACCGCAGTCAATCAAGCCGAACAACCCCATGAGGCGTTCAGCGCCTCTATCTACGAAAACTACCGCCCTGAAAAAGTGACCATCGCCGGGGCGAAACCCCACCCCGGAAAACTCGTTCAAAGCGCAAGCATGGCGGGAACCCCCCCACCGGCGGCTTCGTATCAACCCAACATTCCCAAGAACATCATCGAGACGGGCAAACTCAGCGACGCGCAGCTTGAGGCGATCATCTACGCCGGGCAAGCCCACCAGGAACATCTGGATACCGGGGAACGCAAAGGATTCTTTATCGGCGACGGCACCGGCGTCGGCAAGGGCAGGGAAATCGCTGGAATCATCTATGACAACTGGAACCAGGGACGAAAAAAGGCCGTCTGGATCAGCGAAAAAACCTCCCTTGTCAAAGACGCAAAGCGGGATATAGGCGGTATCGGCTGGACCACGGCGCCTCTGCTTGAACATCGTAAGATCAAGCCGGGCAATCCCCTCAATATGTCAAGAGGGATTCTGTTTACCACCTACTCCACGCTCAAGTCAAAAGAGCGGAAGATGGTCGGAGGGGTGGATATGGGCAAGACACGCCTGGCGCAGATAACAGCCTGGCTCGGCGCCGATTTCGACGGGGTGATCATCTTTGACGAATCTCACAACATGGGCAATGCCGTCGCCCAACGCGGCAACCGAGGCACACAGCAGGCATCGCAACAAGCGCTTGCGGGGCTCGCCTTACAGGCAGCGCTTCCCCAGGCGCGGATCGTTTACGTTTCGGCTACCGGCGCCACCGAAATATCAAATCTCGCCTATGCCCAACGCCTGGGTCTGTGGGGTCCCGGAACCTCCTTTGGCGACATGTCCCGGTTCATCAACTCGATTGCCCAATCGGGACTCGCCGGCATGGAACTTGTCGCACGTGATATGAAGGCGATGGGAAACTACATATCCCGATCCTTGTCGTTCGAAGACGTCACCTACGGCAGGCTGGAACATCCCCTTACTGATAAACAGAAGGAGATCTACGACCAACTGGCCGTGGCATGGCAGACGGTCCTGGAAAACATCGATGCCGCCCTGGCGACCACACAGGCGAACGCACAGGGTAAATCTGCCGCAAAATCCGCATTTTGGGGCGCGCACCAGCGTTTTTTCAATCAGATCATCACCTCGATGCAGATGCCCTCGGTGATTACCGCAGCGAAAAAAGATATTGCCGACGGTAATGCCGTCGTGATGCAACTGGTCAACACCAACGAGGCCTCGCAGGAACGGGCCATGGCCAGAATGGAGGAAGGCGACGAACTGGACGATCTCGACCTGACGCCACGGGATCACCTGATGACCTACATCGAACACTCCTTCCCTGTCCAGCAGTATGAGGAATACACCGACGAAAACGGGAACCCGCAGACCCGCAAAGTGGTCGATTCCAACGGGAATCCGGTGCTCAACGCTGACGCAGTCCGGGCAAGGGACGCTCTATTGGAACGGCTCGGGAGCATTGCTGTCCCCGACGGGCCACTGGAGATCGTTCTCAATCAACTGGGAGCGGATAAGGTATCGGAAGTAACAGGCCGCGGGCGCCGCATCGTGATCAACAAGGAAGGGAAAAAGGTCGAGGAAAAGCGCACCCGTTCCGTCGCCGATGGCGATGCCGATGCCTTCATGAACGACAAGAAACAGATTCTGGTCTTTTCGGATGCCGGAGGCACCGGCAGGAGTTACCATGCCGATAACACCGTCGTCAATCGCCGGAAACGCGTTCATTACCTGGTTCAACCGGGCTGGAGGTCCGACAAGGCCGTCCAGGGTCTTGGCCGTACCCACCGAACAAACCAGGCGAATGCCCCGCACTACATCCTGGTGACCACGGACCTCAAGGGGCAAAGCCGGTTTATATCGTCGATCGCCCGTCGCCTCGACCAACTGGGCGCACTGACAAAAGGCCAGCGGCAAACGGGTAGCCAGGGAATATTCCAGGCCCGGGACAATCTGGAAAGCACCTATGCCCAGGAGGCTTTGCGCCGGTTCTTTATCGACCTGGCACACAATGACATCCCCGGCCTGGATATCGCCACGTTTGAACGGGAGACCGGGCTCAACCTGCGAAAGGCCGATGGCGGCTTGCGGCTGGATCTTCCGCCGATCAGGCAGTTTTTGAACCGGCTTCTCAGCATGACCTACACTGTCCAGAACCGGACGTTCGATCACTTTTCAGACCGGCTCGACGCGGTGATCAGAATGCACGAATCGCAGGGCACCCTTGATGCCGGCCTGGAAACACTCCGGGCAGACAAGGTGGAGAAGGTGAACGAGCAGGTGGTCTATACCGACGAACGCACCGGGGCCGAGACAAAATATGTGGAGCTTGACGTATCCTATCGCACCAAACGGTTTACTTTCCAGGACGCGGCTAATCTTTCCCGGCCGTTTTACCGCAACATCCGGAGCGGGAATGTGTGGGTCGTAGCCTCGGAGTCACGGCAGCGGACAACCGAATCCGGGAACATAGAGGAATATCGGGCGCTCCGCGCGGCAAATTACCATCAGCAACCTGTGAACACGTCCGATCTTAACAATACGGAGAAATGGGAAACAATCACCCCCGACGAGGCCCGGGATCCGTGGCAACGGCTGTACGACAAAACACCGGTAATGGAGACAGAGCGCCGACATCTCATTACCGGTGCAATCCTGCCTATCTGGGACAGGATCGACACGGGACACATGCGGATCATGCGGGTGCAAACCGAGACAGGCGAGAAGATGGTCGGCAGACTGATCAACGATGGGGACTTGACGAGGGTTCTACAAAACCTGGGCGCCACAACGAGCCAGATCAATGCGACGCCGCAGGAGATCGTCCGCCGGATCACGCAGGGATACCGGATCCGGCTCTCCAACGGTTGGTCGATTGCCAAGAGGCGCGTTTCCGGCAATGACCGGATAGAACTGATCGGCCCGGATTACAGCGACAACAACGAACTCAGTCGCGCGGGTGTCTTTACCGAGAGGATCAGTTTCAAGACCCGATACTTCATCCCGACAGGCGACCAGGATGCGGACATTATCGAAAGATTGACGGCAAGACGCCCGGTCGTTGATATTACCCGTGAAGCTGGAACATCACAAAATTCCCTTGACAACGATGCCGGATCGCGTGTACAAGAGAATCGCGAGGGATATTATGAAGACATTTCCGAAGGAAAAACGTATCCTGCCACACGAGAACAAGCCAACGTCCCCGGTTCAGTACCCGAAGGGGAGGGAGGGATTGTATATCCCGAGATTGCGTCCGCAGTCTCCTGGCGAGGCAGAGTACCGACCCGAACCGTTCACACCAACCACGCCGCCGCAAAAGTAGCTCGCAGCCTCATCGGCAACCTGGCGCAGGAAAAACTGCTTTCCATTCTGCTCGACAAAAACGACAAAATCATCCAGATTTACCAGCACACGATCGGTCTCCAGGCCGTATCACAGGTCGATCCCGTCTTGATCGCCGGTCAGGCGATTAATACCAAAGGAGCGACGTCTCTTTACCTGGTACACAATCATCCGGGGGGAGAGGCCCGGTTGTCCCTGGAAGATGCCAAGGTTCATGATGGGCTGGAAAATCTCCTCAAGGGGACCGCTGTCGAACTGAAAAATTCTCTGGCTGTGACCCCGGAACGGTACTCAACCCGTTCGGATTTGATCTCCGGCAGAACCCCGTACTTGAAACCCGTCGAAGATGGAAAGAATACGGCGAGCGTCCCGGTTGTCGAACGGATCGTCGCCAAAACGGGAAAGAATCTTCCTCACTTTACCGGCGCGGAAGACGCGTATAACTATCTTCAAGACCAGCTGCCCGAAGGTGGCCTCCTTTTACTCAATATAAAAAACCAACCAGTCGGAAAGGTGGCGATCACCGACTACCGAAAAATCCGGGGCGAACAGCAACACGCGATCCTCTCGGGACTCGAAAAGACGAACGCTACCAGGATCATCGCCTACACTGCAACCCGGGCCATGCAACCCGACGAAACGGTCAATCTCCTCCGATTCATCGAAGCCACCTACGGCAGAGTAGAACTCCTGGACATTATCGATGATATCTCCGGATCATGGCGGGCTAATCAGACCATCTTGGTCGACGATCGTGGCGTGGTGAGTTACCCGCAATACACCCGCGGAGACCGGGATTTCCTGTTTGCCGGGGCCTCCGGGTCGGTGCGGGTAGATGCACCGATCACCGTTGAAGACGCTGGTTCTGTTGTACGGGATTTCCGCGAGATGAGCAAACTTGACGGCGTCGTCACGCTGAAACTTTCGGACTCGTTTGACCTGCTGCCGGAGGAGGTACGCAAGGCCGCAGAAGATGCCGGCGGAACCCAGGATAATACCTACGCTGTCTTGCATAAAGATGGCTCCATTTATTTGATTCGTGACGCACATGCTACACGAGAACAGCTTGAAAAGTCAATCTTTCATGAAGTGTACGGACATCTGGGTATTTTTAGACTGTTTGGCCAGGGCAGCATTCAGCAATTAGCCAGGTTGTACAATAGGCTGGGTGGATACCAGGGGCTGGCAAAAATAGCGGACAAGTACGGCGACCGGGCGGAATTTGACACCTACTGGAAAGACGCGAAGACGGAGACGTCGCCGGAGATGCGGAATGCGCGGATAGCTGCAGAATTACTGGCGTTGATCGGCCAGAAGTCGCCGACACTCATGCAGAAGGCGAAAGAGGTATTTGGATCTGTCCGGGAAGCTTTGCGCCGTCTTGGGTTGGCAAAACTGGCAAAGTATGGAGACAGCGATCTTGCCTATCTGCTTGCGGAAGGTAAAAAAGCCCTGCACAAAGCAGGCCCGGGTGGTGAATTTACGCTGCTGATGAAAGTCGGTGATAAAGCCGAGAAGGTGATGGCGGAGAAAGTCGTACCGGCGGTGTCAAAAGTAAAGAACCGCGGCCTGGCCATGATGGGCGCGAAGACCTCGCCGGCTGTTCGGGAAGCCGCGGGCGCCTTTGCCAAGCACTGGAAGGAATTCTGGCAACCGTTCTCGACGGTGCCCGATGGGGATAAAGTCCTTGCCAAACGCTACGAAGCGATGGGGAACGTCGCCAGGGCGGTTCGGTTCATCGATGAACTCTTCCAGAAGGTAAATACCTACCCGGACCAGGTCAAAAAGGATATGTTCTGGTATCTGAACGGCGATATCCCGATCGAAAACCTGCCGGAGGATGTCCGCGAGACGGCCAAGATGATCCAGCGTCGGACCGAGGTGATCGGCGAGATGCTGGTGGATCGCGGAATTATCGCCGAAGGGCAGTTTGAGAAGTATCGCGGGAAGTATATCCATTATATGTATGCGAAACACGTCTTGGGCGAAGACACTCCGATCTTCCTGACCTCCTCGGGAAAGCTGAACCTCTCCTATACCAAGAGCCGCAACACCAAACTGACCATGCAGCAGAAGAAGGAACTGGGTCTGATCGAGGACGCCTCCGTGGCGGTCCCGGTAGGTATGGGAAAGGCGCTCACCGACATCGCAAAGTGGGACTATCTGAAATCAATTGCCGATAACGCCGATTGGGTATGGCAACCGTCGCTGATCAAGGTCCCGATCGGAAAGCCGCTGGCGACACCCATCCGTGGCCGGACCAGGCGCAACGTGACGATGGGTATCGGAAAACTCGTCGAGGAGGCCAAGACTTACGACGCGATGCTGGCCAAACACCCGACGCCGGAGGTCGCGGAAATTCACAGGATACTGCACGAGGCGCTGGATAAGGCAGAAGCGGCATCCGAAAACATGCCTGCGGACTTCGTTCAACTTCCGAACTCGAAGGGATACGGCCCACTGGCCGGCGCATTCGTCCGGAAAGCGATAGCAGACGACCTGATGCCGGTCCTTGATGTGGCAACCGATCGCGGGAAACTCATGAACACGATTCTGGAGATCGAACGGCAGGGGATGGCGACCTTCAAGATGGGGAAGGTGGCGCTAAACTTCCCGACGGCTGTGCGAAACATCATCTCTAATATCATCCAGAACAATATGAGGGGCCGCGAGCTATCGAAGATCCCCGGCGACATTATCCGGGCGTGCGAGGCGATGAAGGCAAAAGATGCCTACTATGAAGAGGCGTTTGGAATGGGGATATTCCATACCAACTGGTTTGTATCGGAGATCAACGACGTCCTGGATGAGTTCCGGAAGGTGAAGGGTGGAAGGATCGACCAGATCCTGATCGCGGTCAAGAACGTGGCCAAGTATTACGGAAAGATCGACGATATCAGCAAGCTGTCAATCTTCATCGAGCAGCGCGAGGCTGGTAAATCAATCGACGAGGCGACGCTGGAGGCGATGAAGTGGGGGATGGATTATTCGCTGACCAGCCGGTCGATCAAAGGGCTTCGGCAGACCATTGTGCCTTTCGCGACATATCAATACAAAATAGCCCCTCTGATCGCGGAGTCACTGAAAAAGCGGCCCTGGGTGCTGGCAAAGTTCGGGCTGATCTACGCGGCGGCGAAGATGCTCGCGATGGGGTTCAACGACCTGGATGATGACGACTGGGAAGATCTGGAAAAGCAACTCCCCGCGTACATCAAGAAAAGCGGATCGATGATGATCCTGCCATGGAAGTCAAACAAGGGCCAGTGGCAATGGGTTAACCTGGAATACTTCTTCCCATGGGGAAACTATCTGGCGATTGCCCGCGACATGAAAGCCACGGACCTGGGCGAGGCAATCCGCGACATGGGTATTTCGAACCCGTTCCTATCGATGCTCTACACAGGACTCTCCGCGCGGGAGGATCAACCGCCGCTGCACTCCTATTTCGGGACACCGATATACAATCAACTGGACCCCGCTCCGATGAAGGCCGCAAAACTCCTCGAATACATGGCCAACATCTGGATACCTTCGATGTTCACTCGGCAAGGCGCGATCGGATACACGGGCCGAGCAATTGCGGGTGGCGAAGATCGCTGGGGCCGTGAGGTTTCTGCCGGGCAAGCCCTGGGACGATGGTTCGGGGTGAACATCGTTTCCGTATCGCCGGAACAGACCCGCGCGCAAGCGTCTGTCCGGATACAAGATCTGCGAAAGGAACAGTCCCGGATCGAGGCGAACCCGTCATACGACGAGGAAGATAAGGCCGCATACGCCAAACGTCTCAACGAGAAACTGGCTGAGATTGCTCAAGAGGCGCCCGCTGCCGTCCTGCCGATCACGAAGGCCAAGGGGAAAGACCCGGTTTATGAGGCGTTGCAGGCGATGGCCGCGAAGGGAATTTTGCATACGGCTCCACCCAGCCGCTCGGTCGAGATCGCGGGGATCCCGTTCAAGATGACGATGGATCAGTATGGTCGCTATCTGGAACAGACGAGCGAAATCGCACGAAAGCGCCTCCTGACCTTGGTCGACTCGGAGACATGGGAGACGATGAGCGACAAACGCAAGTCGGATGCGGTTTCGGGGATCGTGGCGAACGCCAGGAAAGGGATCCGGCAACGGATCAAGATCGAGATCTCGCGGGAGAATCAGGAAAAGATCCGGGAAGCGAAGATGGCAAGGTGAAACTTTTCGCTTGACAATTTTAAATATTTAGCGAAAATAAGGCCATGTAACATGCCCCTATAAAAAAAACACCTGGTCTGATCAACCGGGCGCACAATTTGACAGAAATTTAACCCGGGTCGGCATTCGGATGCTGACCCGGGTTTTTTTATTGTCGATTCCTTCCTCACCGAAGGCATCGCCGAACCTACACCACAAAACCTAACGAAAGGAGGTGCTACCATGATCAACAATCAGACCATTTCATTCCCCTTTGATTCCGCTGATCTCCAAATGGCGGTCGCTTACACAGATATTTATCCCGTGTACATCGGCCGCGCCCGACCCGGCGCCCTGGTTTCGGCCGCGGAATGGCAGATCAGAAAAATCACGTATGACGCAAATTATAACGTCACGGCGATTCAATTCGCCGCAGGCGTTAACGATTACACCAAGGTCTGGAACGATCGGGCAACGTACACATACGCCTGATCGCAGGAAGACAAAACGGATAAACAAGAAGGAGGCGCGCCATGTATGGACGCATAAACCCGTTTACCGGGCAGATGGAACTCGCCGGAGCCGGGGCCCTATATACCATTAAGAGCCGGCCGCCAAACTACGCGGACGTGGCCTACGCCGTGCCAATACTGTGGATCGACGACAGTAACGATGCGTGCTGGATACTGCTGAGAATTTCCGGAGGCGTCGGCTACTGGCTGCTTTTAGGGACGATCGATCCTTATCCCTACGGCGCTGAAAGCGGCGCTACGCTGATCACCGAAGCCGGCGACGCTTTGATTCTACAATAAAATGACAAAACGAAGGAGGATACAAAAATGAGCAACGTCAAAATATCAGAACTGGCGGAGGCCACTACACCCACAACCGACGATCTGGTAATGATCGTTGACGATCCATCAGGTACCCCCATATCAAAAAAATCCACACTGGCTAACCTGCTGGGCGTAGCCCTTACGGCAATTCGGGCCGTGACGGCGTCGTCGAATAAAATCCCCTACTTCACATCGGGGTCAGCGGCGGGGGTGCTGGATGTCACGGAGCAGACCGTTGCTGGCCGCCTCACCGGCGGAAACCTCAAGGCGCTATCCGTGACAGAACTGACGACCCTTATCAATGCCGCTACGGAATTCCTCAAAGGGGCGGTGATCCTGGCGGCCCCGGCAGAGGTAATCGACGGGACGGATACGGGCAAGGCCGTAACAGCAGCCGGCCTGCGATCAGTGGTGGTTGACGATGCGGTGGATGCTGCTTTGTCAGGAACCCCGGTGATCCTGGGAATCGTGGACAAGGGCAATAACACGTACTATTTCAAGGGTTATCCGACGAAGTCATGACCCGATAAAATTGACAATTATTAAGGAGGCAATATGAAAGGGTATCCCAGAGTAATCGCAACAAAAGCGGATTTTGAGAACCTGCTGGCCGAGCCGGAATTCCGGGTACGTGCGCTGGCGGATCTCAAGGCGGTCGTGGACCTGGACGACGACACGATGGAGAAGGTCGTCAGTTACGACCAGGATGAGACCGGGAAGATGACCAACATCAAAACGGAAACCATCCCGGCACTGATGCCGAAATGGCGGCGCATGGGGTTTAAATCGAGAGAGGCCGCGCGGGATCTCTATGTCAAGGAAGGGGGTAAATAATCATGGCGAATCGACAAGTAACGCTGGACGTCAGCGACAACATTATTGCCGCTGCGGTCATGTCCCAGAATTTTTGGGCGATAAAGAATCTGTGGCTCATCGAACCGCACGCCGCTGGTGACAACACAGAGGTGGTTGTAAATCCAAACGCAAATTACATTCCTATCGACATCGGGGCACATTGGTTTCTGTTGGACTCCGTCGTGCATGTGGACTCGGTGACCGATCTGGACACCGGGGCGCTGGCTGCCGGTACGGATTATTACGTTTACGCCTGCACGGATGGAACGACGCTATCATTCAAGGTTTCCGCCAACTCTACCAACCCGACCGGATTTGATGCCGCACATTCCCGCAAGATCGGGGGTTTTCATACCCTGTGTGTGGCTGTCGGCACTATCGGTGGGCATACGCTAACCGGGTACGTTGCTAAGGACATCCTGCCCGCATCCGTCTGGTGCCTCAAGCATCGGGCAAAGAACCTGGTCAATGTCGGGATGATCTATGACCCCGGAATCGAAAAATGGGTGGATATTTATTTGGCATCCGGCACGGGCACGGGCACGACTTCTGTCAACGGTGGAACGATTTCCGACATGAGAGACTGGAATGATTTTGTGGCTGACGGCTATGCCGTTGGGAAGCGGCTGTTGACCGACGCCGAATTTCAAAGGATCGCCGCAGGATCGAACGAAGAAACCAGCATATCCACATCCGCAGATCCCGTAACTACGGGCGGGCATTCAGATACGGCAGCCAGGCGGATGATCGCAAACAACGGATGCGAGGATTGCTGTGGGGCGGTGTCTCAATGGTTACGGGACCAGTCATATCGCTTCGATGCCGGCACGTTGTCGATTATTATTGCCGGCGCTACGCTGGCACTTACCCATGACGCCTCACCTGGCGGAATGCCGATTTATGTCAAGTTCGGCGCGGACGGGAACCCGTATCTTTGCAGCAATGTTTCGACGGATACGGCAGACAAGTGGCTGACATTCGGATCGGCCTATACACTGCTTGTCAAACATGATGCATCTGCCGCCGTGGGCGGATACCAGGTCTTTTTCGACGAGGATGCGATACAACCATCCCGGTTGCTGGCCGCACTTCCCGGCCTGAAGGATGTTTATATCCCAACGAGCAATCCGAGATACACTCTGAAAGTTACCTACAATGCCACCCCAGGGACGCCCGGTGTAGCAGTAAACTACGACGATACGGCAGGACACCAGAGGCTGGAATTTATATCTCCTACTACTACTGCCGGAAGTCTCGATCTGGCGTTACTGACCTTCACTGATCCAGTATTTTCTTGGTATGATTTACCCGGAAGCAAAGGGTCACTTTATCAACAAGGTACATACGGAGATATTAAGCTGGTCGCCGGGGGCGATTGGATCCATGCCGCGAGTGCCGGTTCTCGCTGCCGGCATGCGAATTACTTTCGCTGGTTTACGGATCCGGTTATCGGCGCGCGCTTCGTTGCGGACCCGTTATAACACGTAACACGTCACACGCCGCGAGGAATACGGCATAAAAGGAATTACTAAGGATTAAGGGCTATGAAGTCAAATCGACCGAGGCTGATCGCCGGGGGCAATTGGAACAATGCCGCGAATGCCGGTTCTCGCTGCCGGAATGCGAATAACTATCGCTGGAATACGAATACGAATATCGGCGCGCGCTTCGTTGCGGATACAGGACTGCGGAAATGAGTAATACTCCTGGCTGGATTTCATGGCCTTGTCTCTGGATGGTCCCGGGGCAAAACACATAGCGGAGGCGCCGGGCAACCAGTAGCGCAAGCGAAACTTGTTCGTCGCATTTTATATATCGGATAGAATAATGAAACGACACGGCAACTTGTATCAGCTAATCACGAGCGAAAAGAATGTGCGGGCAGCCTGGAAAGAGGCACGCCGGGGCAAATCGAGCAAAAGCGCAGTGCGGCGATTCGAGCGGGGCCTGGACGAGAACCTTCAGCATATCCGGGAATTGCTGATCAACAAAACCTACAAACCGGCACCCTACACGACCAAGATTATCCGGGAACCAAAGACTCGGCTGATCTACATCCTGCCGTTCTCTCCGGATCGGGTCATTCATCATGTGTTGATGCGGGTGATCGAGCCGATCTGGGAAGGGCTGTTTATTTCTGATTCCTACGCCTGCATCAAGGGCAAGGGCTTACACGAGGGCTCCAGACGGTGCATGGAGTTTGTCCGGAGAAATCGATATTGCCTGAAGATGGATATCTCGAAATTCTACCCCTCAGTGGATCACGACATCCTCTATAATATCATCCAGCGCAAGATCAAATGCGCTGACACGCTCTGGCTGTTCCGGGAGATCATCTACAGCATCCCGGACGGAAAGAATGTCCCGATCGGGAACTATACCAGCCAATGGATGGGCAATCTCTACCTGAATGAGCTGGATTACTTCGTCAAACACACTCTGCGGGTCAAGGATTACGTCCGGTACTGCGATGATTTCTGCCTGTTCCATGACGACAAGAAATACCTGGCGCGCCTGTCGGACGAAATCGAAACATTCCTTGCTGATTCCCTGGCCTTAAAACTCAGCAAAAACTCAGTTTTTCCCATCACTCAGGGGGTTGATTTCCTGGGATACAGGCACTTCCCTACCCATGTGCTGCTGCGGAAATCAACGGCGACCCGAATACGCCGGCGTCTGCGTAGATTGCCAGCGGCACTGGCATCCGGCCACGTCACTTTTGAATATTTCCGGTCCTGCATCGCTTCCGTCAAGGGCTGGATGCGTTGGGCCAACACACACCACCTACGACTCGCTATGGAATTAGCTGCTCTCGAAAGGATTGTGGAAAATGGAGGAATCGCCGAAGCGGTTTAAAGACTTTGCCAAAGAGCATGTGCCGCTGGACGGCGCGAAACTGAAAATTGACGACATACTGAATAAGGAAATAACGGTGATCGGATATAGGGTCAAAGATAGTAAGTTCGTTAAGGCGAACGCGCCTACATGCCTGACGATTCAGTTCATGCTGGGCGATGCGCGGCACGTTGTCTTCACTGGTTCCCAGGTGCTGCTCGACCAGTGCAAATCCTACGAATCCGAGATCCCGTTTCTGGCGACGGTGAAGAAGGTGGATAAGTATTATACGTTTACGTAGTGGTGCCACGGTTTTCTCGATGGGAACATCGAAGATTGATAAATAACTGAGCGAAGGAGAGACAGGGAATGGATCTTTTTACGAAAGTTGAATTGTCATTACTGCGGGTTTTTGTGTTTGCCATTATTCTGGCTCCTTTGTGCCTTTTGGGAGGAGGAGAAATCACTGCCGTAGAACCTGTGATAACATGGAATCTTTACATAACTCCTGTGGTGGTGGGAGTGTCCACTGCTGTGATAATGATATTTATCAACCGTCTGTTCAGGAGGCGTGATGACAGGGAAGAAGAGATTAAAAAGTTGTTGGCAGAAAAAGAAATTCTCAAGGAAGAGAATATTAACCAATGGCGCAAGACATACACGGATGCTCAGGGTGCAATTAAGGATACGCAGTGCATAATAAAAAATTCAGTTGATAGAATTGAGATAGCGTTAACGGGAAAAGTTGACAAGTCTGACTGCATCCGGGAATCTAAAGACCAGTGGGATGCTATTAACAAGTTGAGGGAAGTGTGATGTGTCAGAAATGTAAGAGCATCAAAGTAGGGCATATGATAGCCGGACATAAGGTATTTTATCACTGCGCTGATTGCGGAGAAAGGTGAGATGATGAACCGATTTGGAGAATTATTCAATGAATACCAGAATGAATTTATCCTTGCCACTGAGCCAACAGAGGAGAAGATAGACCTCACAATTACTATCAGATATAGGCTCTTTGGAAACAAACAGGATATGCTTGATACATGGAACAAAGAACATCCTGACCATAAAGATGATATGTTCTGGATGAGTGTATCTACTAATCCTTGTGAAGTGTGGGGACTGCTCAGAAAAGCAAGAGGCAGGCTTGTGCTTAACCATCTTGCACAGGGGCATGAAGACAACCATTGCCAACGGGTTGTTTTAAGTAATTGGACTTTACAAAGTGAAAAGCCGGAGGAGGATGGTTCTCCCTTTCTTTCTCCTGATTGTTATACTGAAATCTAACGGAGACATAAGATGACTAATGAGGTTCTGGAAATGAACATTGAACGCTTAAAGGAAATGCTCCGTAGGCATGAAGGTAGAAAGAATAAAGTCTATCTTTGCACCCAGAAGAAACGCACAATCGGGGTGGGGTGGAACCTTGACGCGAACCCCCTGCCCGCGGACATCGCCTCATTCCTCCAGATGCATGGGTATATAACGGATGAAATGATTGACCGGCTTCTTGATATTTCGATAACCACAGCCACGGACAATTGCAGGGATATTTACAGGGACTTTGACACCTTCTCGGAAAACAGAAGGTTCGCGCTTATTGACATGATGTTCAACATGGGAATCGGAACCCTCAAGACCTTCAAAAACACGAACAAAGCGATCAACGAAGGCCGCTGGGACGATGCGGTAACCGGGATCAAGCACTCGCAATACTGGAAACAACTCGGTGGAGATCCGGAGGGTACGGATGATGGTAAACTTGCCCGGCCGGAAGAAATCGCAATGATGATACAAGGAGGATGATATGGCAGAAGAACGAAACGTATTCCAAAAGATAGGTGATGCTGTTACAGACTATGCCCCCGGACTTGCTGCCGTTTGTGCATTAGTTCCTGGAGTTGGAACTGCTCCTGCCGCAGCTTTGGGTGCTGTCGCAGCTTTAGGTCGTGCTTTTGGACTTGGTTCTTCGGCGAAACCAGAAGATGTTTTATCCGCAATATCTACTGACCCTGAAATCAGACTCAAGGCCATGCTTGCTGAAAATGACTTCAAGGTGAAGATGCGGGATGCTGAGATTGAAGAGCATAAGGCTAAATTGGGTGACACGGCAAGCGCCCGGACTATGGCTGTTGAGGGCATGAAGGCTACCGGGACAAGAGACACAGAGGACAAAGTGTTTGACTGGGTAATTGTGGTAGGATTTATTATTGTTTTGATTGCCCTGTTTGTCTGCAAACCTGCCGAAAGCACTTACATGGGCATGATGATAGGTGCGCTGATCGCTGCGTTTACAACCGTCGTGAATTTTCGAAAAGGATCAACGGCAAGCGGCAATGAAAAGACCGCCATGATTTATAACAGCACACCAGGTTTGCCAAAGAAGGAAGTGTAGGTACTGCAAAAAAAACCGGCCGTTCGCTCGTGGTGAGTTTTACACTCTGGAAGTATTTGATATAGCAAGCGAAAAAACGACAGCCAATATCTCAGTAGGTTGCCGGTTCGATCCCGGCAGGGCTCACCAAAAACGAAGGCGATACGAGTAGTTAGCGGGTCGCCTTTTTTCTTGATGCTCGTTTTTTACTCACCACCTCACCACAGCCCACCACATTTAAGCTGCTTGTTGCCTGGCGCATGAGATCCATGGAAACGTGCGTATAAATCTCGGTCGTTTTTACATTTTGATGTCCCAGGAGCATTTGTATGATCCGGAGATCCGTGCCGGAATCTAAAAGGTGCGTGGCGTAACTATGCCGGAATCCGTGCGGCGTAACCCGTTTATCAATCCCGGCCTTTTTCAGGGCGGTTTTCAGTGGTTGCCTGATGTCCGTAAGGGCGCCACTCTTTGCCTCGCCCTTCCTCTGGGACACCCGCGACGGGAAAAGCCACTTCCCGGTCAGGTCCAGATCGCCCAGAATCGCCCTCAGATCGTCCACAACGGGCACGAGCCGCTCCCGGCCTCCCTTACCTCTTATCCTTAAATAACTTTTATCTTGGGCTAAGTCTGACGGCAGCAGGTGTGTTACTTCATCCTTCCTCAGCCCGCAATAATACATGGTGGCAAATAAGGCCCGGGTTGTCTTGGTCATGGCGGAAAGAATACTCACCACCTCACCACGGGACAGGACAGAGGGGAGCTTTTTCTGGTGGGGCAGATGTTCAAATTTTTCCGGCAGGGAGCAGAGGTTTTGCTTTGCACCCCACTTAATCATGGCTGACAGCCCGAGCAATTCAAGGTTGATTGCCCGATTGACCGTGGGCCTTGTCGTGGTTTCCCTCCGATGCTTCTTATAGGCGGTAATAATGTTGCTGTTGATGAAATCCGGCTGCATATTGCCAAAAAAAGGCAGGATGCGGTTCCAGAACATCTTTTTCTTTTCTTTCAGGGTTTTTGGAGATTGTTGCATCTCTACCCATTCGAGGTATTGTGTTGCGATCATGTCGCAGGTGTGCGGGCCGAGCATGGTGGGCTTGTTGTATTGCTTCCTTAATTTCCGCTCATAGATAAGGGCTTCATCACGCGTGCCGTTATAGGTGAGCATGTGCCGGGGACTGCTTCTTCCTCCCTCACGGAAATCAATGGTATGCTTTTTGGCTGACTGGGAACGAACGGACATTTATTCCTACCAGATCTTACGCTTCTTTAGTTTTTTGCGTTTAACTTGTCTTTTGTTTTGTCCCAGGTCCAGTACACGGCGCCAAAAGTAGCAGTGCTAACGATGATCCGTAACCAAACCGCCTCAGGCCATGTCTCCTTGGCCAGCGTATAGATCACCAGTCCCAGAAAAAAGACGCCCAACGAAGATAGCCACCGTTTCATGATATTTCCCTTGTCCTTTCTTTATCTTGGGATTGTCTTCATGCAATCTCCGGTAGCCCAGTTCCACTTCACGCATTCATCATCATCAGATGACAGGTCCATATAGAGTCCAAGCCAATTCAAAATTAAGACCGCGAATAAAACAAAAACAGGCACCCCGACCAAATACCCGATGTAAGCCCAGCCACCCGATATTTTAAATCGGCTGATTATAAAATAGAAACCGACATACGCCGCGATAACAATCAGAAATAATGGCATATATCACTCCCGCTTGTCTTTTTCCCTTCTTATCGATGCGGACGACGCCTGTACTCCCACGGCGGTTTAGATCCTGGGTCCTGCCATAATCCGGACTTATTTTCCTGCGCGGCTTTTTCGAGATCGGAAAGGTCTTGATCGGCAGAATAGCGCTTGTAATGCCATGCCATGCCTGCCTGCAGCAGGTCCTTATTGAGGCATTTCACATCATCATAAAAAACCCAGGCTACGGTCCTGCCCCACCTGTCCTTATCAACCGGGCGAATGTTTACAGTTTTCCCGGCCACGGCTTGCGTTGCAAATTCCTTGGCTGCCCGCCAATACGGCTGGCCCTTTTCCGGGCAGTCGATACCATAAAGCCGGATGCGCGTTTCCTTGCCTTCACTCACCACCTTGATTGTATCCCCGTCTGTGACGCCAACGACATGTGCAGAAAAATCAGATGCAAAGCAAGGCGCCGAAGAACAGATCAAGACGAGTACCAATGTAAATCGAAGATATTTTTTTAAGATAGGCATAGATAAATCACGTTTCCCGCTTCCCGGTATTCGATGACGCGACCTCGTCGATACCGGAAGACTGATCCCTGGACACAGCCTCTTCCAGGTCGTTGATCCTCTTTTTCATTCTTTTTATTATTTTGGAGTGATCTTTTGTTTTTTCATCCTGCCCAATGCTGTAGTCGAATGCCGCGATATTCGCCAGAAAAGCGGGCGTAATGACGGGATGCTGAGACAGTATTATGTTCTTGATCTTTTTGCAATACTCTTCAAGGCCAGCGCAGGGATGGGCGTGGTCCCGGCGAGACTCCTTTCCGGTAAGCAGCCAGTCGATGGATTTTCCGGATGCGTTTGCTATTTTAACGAGCTGATCCCACTCAGGTACCCGGCCCCGGCTACCGGGGGCGAGATAGGTCATGAAGGTGGAATAATTTATTTCCGCATCCTTGCAAAATATTTTTTTATCAACGCCCATTTCTGAGAGTCGCTTTTCTAATCTGTCAGTAAAATCAATGTTTTTAGTAGCCATAATCCCTAATAATATGCGATTGCAGATTTTTCTTGACAAATAAAACGCGATTGTGTATTCATTCATTCCAGCGGCAACGTTTTTCTTTCGTAACCTTTTAACCAAGGCGGTCGGTCATGAACACCTGGCAACGTTTTCTCGATGGAACCATTCCCTCCCGCGATCAACAGGGAAAACTCCGGCAGTACTTTGCAGAACATCTCATGCGTAACCCTGAAAGGATCTGAATAAATATGTCTGATCTGGTCAATGAGAAACTCAAAAGCAATAACGAACTTAGAAAAAGCATCAGGATAACGATGGTCGAGCTCGGACTCGATAATCGTAAAGAGCGCGGATATCGGGGGCTCCTGCCGCGGCTGAGTGAACGGATGGGACGCCCCATCAGCGCGCAGGTGCTTTCCAACGCAATCACCGGTTACCAGTCGGGAAAATCGGCACAGGATCTCCTGGTGGCAGTGAAAGAGATTCTGGAGTCCTGGCCACAGCAGGCGGCTTAGTCCGCTCCCCATGTATTCATACATGAGGAGAACGGGAAAATCAAATAATTTTCGATTGGTCAAGGAATCTGCCTTATGAAATGTCATACCAATCACCTTTCAAATCAAATTCATCAAGCCCGCATCGGCAGAATACAGAAGCAAAATTCTTTGTGCAACACCTATTACGAAAGCAAAAACAGACCTTTATATAGCTTTAATTTACAACTCAAATTCACAGCTCAAATTTTGAGTTAATGGAGAGCAAGTATGAAAGATTATAAGGAAATGTTGATAGACCTGGTTGATTCAATCGCTAAATTTGATGATCGGGCCGCCATATTCCGGAGGAACGACATCCCGCGATCACATTTCTACAATGTTACAAATGATGATCGTTTAAGCAGCAGCGGGAAGCCATATCACACGCCCTTAGAATGGGTGGTTAAGCTCACGCGGGATAGCGGAAACTCCTGTATGATTAAGAAAGGCGCTAAAGATTGTGGCGGTACCTACCTTTCACCCGAAGAAAAACAGGAGCTTAAAACCATCCTGGAAGAATCCATCCCGGATACTTCAAAGATATGGGGAATCCTTCAAAAGTTGGCAGGGGAATAGCCATGATCAAGGATCTTCCGCGCTGTGAAATCCGGGCAGGAAATAGGCTATTGGAACAGGATCTTGAGGTCAGCCGATGAAAGAACTCTGTGATTGGCTGGATGCCATCCCGATGCCCTGGATAGAGATGGGGATCGTCGGGGGGCTGGTTTTTGTGCTGCTGGTAAAGCTTGTTACGTGCACATTGAGCGGGAGGTGGATCATGTCGGAACGACAACGGAAACTGACGGTCCCGGAGGAAGCTATGTTCTACAAATACCCGGTCCTGAAAATCCCGACCGGGCGCAGGAACGAACAGCTTATCATCGGTTTGGAAAAGGCCCAGGCCATCATGACGAACCTGGGTGCAATTCGTGAATTCGTCAACAAGCACGTGCAGGAGCGCAATGCAGAGCAAATTTGAAAATCAGATCCGAATCAAGGGAAGCCAGTGACTATCAAAGAGCAAATAGCAACGCTGGAAACGAAGATTGACACCATCCTGGGCATCCTGGGCCACGGCAGGACAAAGTCCGACGCCCAGATACAGCGAGAGGTCGAGGCGACGGTTGAACGGCTGAGGCTGGTAGCCGAACAGAAAAAAAAGAGAAAGAAGGAGAGTTATGGAGACCATCGATAAATCAATGGATCTTGCGGACAGGTGGAGCCGGTGGTTGGCCTATGTCGCCATCGTTTTGGCATTCGTGGTCATCATTATACCGGCATTGCTCAGGATATTTGGTTGGTAAGCACATGACCTTTCGCGGATTCATCGTTGCGTTTATTGCCTGCTTCCTTATCTTCTTCGTCGCCCTGGAGTGTTTTTTCGCTGATGCTGATGATCTCTGTGAGAGGGTGAAGGGCCCGCCCGATAGGGTGGCGAGTGAGAAAACGAAGGCCCTCATGAGAAAACATGGGGTGGATGTTCTTTTTGTGGAACACAATGGAATGTGTTTTTTTTACAGGAAAGGGGAAAAGGTAAATATCGGGCATGAAAAAACAGTCTTATGAAAGGGAAGCCATGGGAACAGGTTCAGGGGAGCAATATAAGAAGAAGGCATGCGGGTTGGTGGAGTACCAGATCGAACCCGGACGGTACGAGGCCGCCGGCGCTGCGATCGGGCGGCTGGTGGACGTCAAGCAAAAAGCATACGGCCGGGCGTTCGATCTTGTCGGATCCATCCTCAAGATTGTCTATCCCCACGGCATCCGCCCCGAACAGTACGACAACCTGGGCGCGATGATTCGCATTCTCGACAAATTCTTTCGGATTGCCACCGACAAAGCCGCGCTGGGGGAGTCACCCTGGACGGATGTGGCCGGGTACGGACTGCTGATGAATCGGGATTTTCAGGATCCGGGACAAGAAGGTTCTCCCTGAGGCAACAGACACTGTTTTATAGGGGGCGGAAATTATGGAACGATACTTTATATTTGGCCTGATGGTGCTGGCATTTCTGGTAGGGCTTCTGCAATGCACCGGGTTGGACCCGGCCCATATCGTCCGGGCATGCGTGTACAGCCACTCTGGAAGCGGCAGAAAGGAAAACAATGAGCGACGATAACGATAATGCGAAGAGAATGAAATATCTGGAACTTGTCTCGATCGGCCGCGGTCCGGATCTGGCCAAGGGCATGATGACCGTAACCATCGCACTGAAGGATGACCAGGGTGAAGCATATTTTACGCACCTGCTTACGCGACACAACTATGCTCACTCCACCCGGAAGACGATAGAACGGCTAAGAGCGGTGAAACTCCCACCTGCACCAGATCCGGGTAACGAAATAGTCAAGATAGATCGAACGAAATGAAACAAATCAAGATCAATCCCGGAATCGTCGTTTCGTCCCCTTGGTACAATACCATGGAGGCAGCAGCGCATTGCGGGATGGCCCGGTCGACGTTCACGGAAAAGGCTTGTAAGGGTGGCCTTCCCATCGGCGGGGACGCGAATAATAAACGATACAAGGTTGAAGACCTGGACCGGTGGATCGCCAACGGGTTTCGGTATCCAGGGACGGAGGTGTTGGTGGATGAGCGCCAGCGCCATAATCAAGTTAAAGGAGTTAAAGAATAGGGAGGTCGGAGATGAATTTGCTGCCAGGACAAGATTATATCATTACGAAAAAATTGAAGTTGACCATCGCGTCGAGTGATTTTAATGCGATCGGGGGATTTCACGCTCTCTGCGCTGATGTCGGGGATATCCCCGGTCATCCGTTGAGTGGATACAAAGCCGGAGATCCACTGCCGGGCTCGCTGTGGAATCTCAATCACCGGGCAAAATGTAAAAGCAACGGCGGAATGGTTTATGACCGGGTGCGGGATCTGTGGGTTGATATCTATCTCTTTTCTTCTCCGGACAGAAAGATCCGGCATGAAATGTTGGAGGATTACATAAAAGTCGGGATGGAGTGTGGGAAGCGATTGCCCACCCACGAGGAATTCTCATCACTGGCCGAAGGCTCTAACGAAATGACCAATATTGGGGGCAGCAAATACACCCCTGATACTGGTTGGCACGTCGATACCCTGGGGAGGCGAATGATCAGCGATATCGGATGCGAGGACTGTGCGGGACTGGTGTGGCAATGGCTGTCATCGGTAGATCCCACAAATCCTTCTTTTAGGCTGGTCGCCGGGGGCCCTTGGAGCTTTGCCGCGTATGCCGGTTCTCGCTGCCGGGGTGCGCGTGCCTATCGCTGGGATACGTTTACGAGTCTCGGCGCGCGCTTCGTTGCGGAGCCACTTTTCCCACGAGAACGGCGCAAGGCGCAAGAAAACGGAAAACTATAGCGCGCAGCGCGTCGGGTTTTTTCACTCATCAGTTATAGGTCGGGAGAGTCGGCATTGTTATACCCACTGTTTTTCAATCTGGGAGAGGTTTGTGAAATCCGGGCAATCGGCGCCCAAGGGAAAAATCCCGGGTGGGAGGGGTTTGCCAGGTCGGTTGTCTCCGGGTACTACGATGCGGCGGCGGCTTTCGAAAAAGGGGCCAGGATTCTTGACAAAGCACAAGCCCGCGGCGTCTATTTCACCATAAATCCCGTAAACCCGGCGCTGATCGCACGGGCATTCAATCGCCTCAAGGTTCCCAAAAGCACAACACAGGACGCGGACATTGTCTGTATCCGGTGGCTGCCGATCGACCTGGATCCAAAACGACCCGCGGACATTTCCTCGACGGAGGCTGAGGTCCAGGCAGCGACGGATGTCGGAAAGAAGATCGCCGGCTGGCTGGAGGGGGAGCTCGGTTTTTCCAAGGCGATCCGTGCCTATTCCGGGAATGGTTTCCACCTGCTTTACCGCCTGCCGGACCTGCCGAACAACGAAGAAACCCATAAGGTCATCGTCGCCGCGATGGTCGCAATCAAGGCCAAATACGACAGCGATGCGGTGGATATCGATCCAGCCGTCGTGAATCCTGCCCGGATCTGGAAGTGCTACGGGACCACGGGCAGGAAGGGCGACCCTACAACCGATCGTCCGCACAGAAAATCGACGTTATTCCCCAAACAACCCTCCGTCCTGGCAGACGTGCCAATCACAGACCTCGATACGTTGATGAAACTGACGATGCTGGTCCCGGCGGTTTCGACAAAGGGGAGCTCCCTCCCTTCTTCTGCCGGGGAAATTTTTCCTACGAAAACAACCGGCGGAGCGACGCGCTTCAAGGAGGGCACGCTGGGGCCTGTCAACATGGAGGCGTATCTCGGCCACTACGGAATCGCCTACACGATAAAGACAAAGGGTGCGCAGACGCTCTACTGTCTCGATCATTGTTTATTCAACCCGGATCACGACCAGGGGCAGGCATCAATCATCACGGCACCGACCGGGCCGCTGATCTACCAATGTTTTCATGCCTCCTGTAAAGACAAGCGATGGAAGGATGCCAAGGCCCGGATATCGGGCGACAAGCCGATCGCGGAATTCTGCGCTGGATACGACCCAGACTGGAAACCGCCAAAACAGGTCGGTACAGGTGCAATGTCGGATCTTACTATTCGATCGGAGCTGGCCGTGCAAAGTGAGGCGGCGGTGGAGCCACCAGAGAAGATCGATCCGACGGAGTTTTTCGAGAAACGAGGGAAGCGGCCGGTATTTGTGCCGATGTTCCTGGCGCGTTACCTGGCCGCCTACCTTGCGCCCCTTGTCCATACTGCCGGGGACTTCTGGCGCTATAAAAAAGGAGTCTGGAAGCTTTTTCCGGACACCATTTTATCGCAAATCATCGTAGCTGTGATGAAAGAGCGCGTACAAGCGGACATGATGACCAATACCCTGAAGATTCTTCGGGGATTGATTAACAGGGAGGAAGATATGTGGCCCAAAGATCCGAGTCTGATCAATGTGAAAAACGGGATGCTGGACATCCGGACGATGGAGTTGATCCCGCACGATCCCAAGCACGGGAGCCGGACGCAATTGCCGGTCAACTATGCCGCGTCGGCCTTCTCGCAGCGATGGTGGGATTTCCTCAAGGAGATATTCCCGGAGGATGAATTTTACGCGAAAAAGGGGCTCCTTCAACAGTTTTTTGGCTATTGTCTGCTGCGCGACTGCCGGTATCATAAAGCCCTTTTTTTGTACGGCACGGGCGCGAATGGGAAATCCACGGTCCTGGACGTCCTGCAGGCGATGGTTGGAAGGGAGAATACGTCATCGCTTTCTCTGGCGGATCTCACCCAACGGTTCAAGGCGCAATTCCTGCGCGATAAATTGGTCAATATGGCAACGGAGACGAACACACGGGATCCCCTGGCCACCGAGCTCCTGAAGGCAATCATTTCCGGTGATCCGATCACGGCGGAGCAAAAATATGGGGAACAATTCCAGTTCAGGCCGTTCGCGAAGTTTATCACGGCAATGAACGACGCGCCGGTGATCCCGGATAAGTCGTATGGATTCGGGCGCAGGATTATTGTGCTCACCTTCGAAAAGCGCTTTACCGACGAGGAGATCAAGCCGAGGATGGCCGACTTCCTGATCGAGGAGATCGAGGGGATTTTTAATTGGGCGGTCGATGGATTGAAGATTCTGCTGAAAAACGATGGGTTCCTGATCCAGGAAGCGGTCGGCAAGGCGACGAGCGATTTCATGGAGACGTTGAATCCCCTGCTGATCTTCGTAAACGAAATGTGTGAGGTCCATGACGCTGTATCGGTTCCGACCATGGAGCTATGGGAGTGTTACGCGGAATGGTGCGCCGATGGGAAGAATCGCCCCCTGGGACGGAATCGCTTCCTCGACCAGGTGCGGCAGACCTTCCCCCGTGTGAAATCGGACAAGGTAGGCGAAGCGCGGGTGCGGACGCTTGTCGGGATCGGCCTGACGACACAGGCGCAAACATGGACGGTGGAGAGAAAAGCAAGATTCCGAAGACGGGATGAGAAATAGATGAAGGAGGTTAAAAATGTGTAAGTGCGATAAGATCAAAGAAAAAGATGCCACCTATTTAGCTAAGATTTTATTTCGACAAATTGAAAAAGAAAGTCCCGGTTGCGCTTTTTGGGTAATTTCAGCATTGACCAAAATGGCACACGACAAGCTGACCTTGCCATGTGTCATTAATATTGTGCGGCAAGAAATGCGTCAAGCCGCGGCGGAATATGATGAGTATGTGCGAACGACATAAAGATCAAGGAGATTGTCATTAGAAGCGCGCTTCCGGCGTAATGGATATGATGTTGACGCTTGTGGTGAGTGTCATGCGGCGAGTGCCGGGAACGCCTTTTTTGAAGATGACAGATGGGAGGATAAAAAGATGAACGCGCAAGATAGAAATAAATTGAAGAATGCTGGTTATAGAATATTTCGAAAACGGCAAGTGTGTCCCGTCACAGGTGCGGGAAGAAAAGAAAATGAGATATGGGAGCTCTCCAACCAGGGATCATGGTGTAAGTTTAAGAGATATGAATCTCAGGTGGAGATGGATCGGGCCTGGAAAGAAATAATGAAAAACGACATGTGCATCTCTGACCAGGGGGGGATGGAATGAAGGGTGTGACAGTTAAATACTGGGACAAGCCGTGGTCGCTGGTTGATGGCTGCACGCCATGTTCGCCAGGGTGTGATCACTGCTGGTCGGCTGCAATGGCGAGTAGATTTCAGGGCAATTATAATCTATACCCAGCGCAGGTGGTGGATAATAGAATGTTTATTGGTAATGTATTTCTACTTGCCGACCGCCTCTCCATCCCATTAAAGCGCAAAAAACCGACCGTGTATGCGGTCTGGAATGATTTTTTCCATGAAAGTGTGCCGACAGAGTTCATTGATGATGCTCTGGAGGTTATGGCAGCATGCCCGCAACATACATTCCTTGTGCTGACAAAACGGGCGCACCTCATGGAAGAAAAAATTTATGGAGTCACGCCCTATCATGGGTGCCGGGCGTTGGGCGGCGGCGACTATCTGCCGAATGTCTGGTGGGGCCTCACCGTCTGCAATCAACAGGAAGCCGACGAAAAAATCCCGGTGTTTCTTCAGGCGCCGGGGAAGAAGTTTTTGAGCATCGAGCCGATGCTGGGAGAGATAGATATAAATGAGGTGATGCCCATCTATATCGAAGAAGAAGAAAGCGATATACAGGCTATAATTTTGGGCGGCGAAACCGGCCTTGGCGCAAGGCCGATGCACCCGGATTGGGTTCGATCCGTCCGGGATCAATGCGCGGCGGCGGGGGTGCTGTTCTTTTTCAAGGGGTGGGGTGAGTGGGTAGAATTTACAGTCAACGGCCGTGATGGGTTTACGTCCAAGCATTACTGGTTGGATGAGAACGGTACGTTGCACGATCAATCCGACGCTCCGACTGACGATTGTGTATGTGTTAAACGAACCGGCAAAAAGGCCGCCGGTCGTCTCCTCGATGGCCGGACGCATGACGATTTGCCGTGGAGGACAAATGCCAGCATATAATTTTCAAGAGCGTTTCGCACCGATGGTCGAGAATGGTACGAAGAGGCAGACGATAAGGAAGCGCCGGAAAGATGGCAACGATCCCAGGCCCGAACACCTACTCTTTTTTTATACGGGTCAGCGGACAAAGCAATGCAGAAAAATCGGCGAGGGCCGGTGCATAAGTGTTGATGAAATTGTGATTTATGAAACGGGAATTGTTCTTTCTGGCAAGTGGCTTACTGCGCTGGAAGAGGAAAAGCTCACCGCTGCGGACGGGTTTGACACGTCTCGCGAATTTTATGAATTTTTCAACGAAGAGTATGGCCTTCCCCTCTGGGGCCTGCTCATTAAATGGGATCCGATAAACTGATGCATCCGGCCCACATCATTCTCTACATTCTCGGCATCGCCGGCGTCATTTTGAACAACCACCGGCGCCGGGAATGCTTCTATGTCTGGTTGATTTCTAACGCCGGATGGATGGTTGTGGATTATCAGGCCGGGCTCTACGTCCAAGCAACGCTGTTTTTTACCTATTTAGTCCGGGCCATTCACGGGCTGTGGAAGTGGAGGCGGGCTCCATGA